AAGAGGGCAAGGACGACTTTGGCAACACGCACTGGATCAAGGAGAGCACGACGAAGGCGGAGCGTGAGAGTTCTGAGCCGCCGAATCTGCCGTTCCTGGGGAATGCCAAGGAATATGAAGCAGGCGGCCAGCGCACGGCACGACCTGCGGCGGGTGCTCCAGTGACGCAGCAGACCGAGGGCGCGATGAGCGACGGCATGGAAGACGACGACATTCCCTTTTGAGCCGACACCAAAGCCACCAACGACCATGACTGTGACCACCTCACCGGCCCCGATGCCGGACAGTGCCCCGCCCACCTCGTGCCATTCATGGTCGTTGAGTGTGGTGCCTAGTTCCGCCTTCCTAAAGCTCGTGCTCGTGGAGGAGACTGCGGTCCTGATCCGCTGGCAACGGCACGCTCACGCCCTGGCTGTGGAGCTTATTGAGACACTCAATGGATGGACGGCGGCCGCCCACTACTTCCGCACGGGTCAGAGCGACGGATTCGGTGGACTGTGTGATGTCTGGCGTGGCCCGTATCCGTCAAGGGAATCAGCGATCCGCAACACCGTCGCCCACCTCGTGCATCACATGCTCCACATGGGGCTTTCGCTTCGCGAGGCGGTGCGCATCTACACCGCCGCGAACGTCCCGATCCCGGCGCGTTGGCGGAACCGCCAATGCGCAGCCACCGGCGACGGGGGCGAGCGCCGATACTCTCACCAACCATCCTAACACCTGAAAACTCGGAACTCGGAGCGGTCGCCGGTTGGTCTGCCGCTACTTGTTCCACCTCTTAATTATGGGCGACGAAGCACAACGAGAAATGCCACGCTACATCTGCCACAAGCAAGTGTGGGCACTGAAGATCGCGGCAATCAAACGCGACGGAGAAGGCGAGCCGGACAGGGAAACCGACGGCAGCGCGATGATAACCCCAGCGGAGGAAGGCTATGCCCCCTTCAAGGTGGATCACCAGTTCATGCACAAGCACAAGCCGGAAGTCGGTGGGTACTTCGTGCAATATCGTGACGGCTACAAGTCGTTCTCGCCCGCCGCCGCATTCGAGGAGGGATACAGCCCCGCGTGATCGAATTACCACCGCGGAGGGTCCGATCCCTTTCTTGGTGGAACGCCGGTCGTGTGGCAACCGCCGACGAAAACCAATCTAACCAGACTGAAAGCTATGAGTAAAAACAACGTTGACGAAGCAAGTGATGGCGGGTTGCCACCACGCACTGGTTCTGCCTCTTCGAGGGGCGGGCGATCGGTCGTATCCAACAAGCAAAAACGAGGCTTCGCGGACTCGCTGTATCACTTGCTGATGACATCGCCGGAGACTGGCCGCCGCATGGGCTTCTATGCGGTGGGGAACGCTCCGAACGGAAACCTCCGGATCGGCATGGGGACGCCGGACGAAAAGGAGTTCTGGATACTGGACATCACGCTGACCGAGGCGTCGGAGTTCGAGGTGAAGGCGATCAAGAACCTGTCGCCGTCGAACAAGAACGAGACGCCATGGGAGAAAACGACGATCAAAATCGTCAGCGATCCGGTTCCTGGGCAGAACGAAACAAGCTCTGCCACTGGCGGGGCGCAACCGACATCGAAACCATGAACGACACCACCGCCCCGACAGTTGGACAGCAGCGGCTTGTTAGCCCTCGCGTTGGCGAGCAAATCGCCGAAGAACTAAGCCGCTCCGCGAACATCATCGCGAGCTACTACGAAAAGCACAAATCAGAGATGCCTGCCAATGTGGCCTGTGCTCTGACCCGTGAAATGTCGCGCCTCCGCGATCTTGCCTCGCGAGTCAAACCCGCTCCCCAAGAGGACGATGAAGAGGGCTAACGATAGAACTCTGGCAACCCAGCCAGCGAAAACAGACTCCGATTCAAAATAGAACTTGGCCGCTGGCAGGGGTTGCCAGCAGTGCCCTAGTTCTCTGTCTTCTAACGATCATGGAAATACCGAAATCAAAATACAACGTGGCCGACAAGGTGAGCGTCCGATGCGATGCATATCCCGGCGTGCCATTCCCCGCCACGGTCAGCGCCGTCTGGTGGTGCTCGAAATATAACCAGCACGAATACCGCGTGATGGAAGACGACGGATGCGAGTCGGACGGCTACACCGATGAGTGGCTTTCTTCACAGAACAAGTAGTTATCCCACCCGTGGCAAGGTTTGGAAACATGCGTGGTGGCTTCAGCCGCCAGAAAGCGAAGGCCTTGAGCGAGCGTGGACGCCGAATGGCTGAAGCTCGTTGGAAGGCGGACCGAGCACGCCGCGACGCTGAAATGCCAGAGCGCATTCGCGAACTCGCCGAGATCGAAGCGACCAACCTGCCACGCAAGCAGGGTGACGCCCTTGGCTGTCTCCAGTGGACGGATTTCCGAACCGGCCGCGTACGACGCTGGGTGATCCGGATCGGCGATCGGGCCGACCGGATGACCATGCACTTTCCGGATGGAAGGACGACCAAGTCGGCCGGTTGGACATGGATTCTCGACCAACTGCGCGGGTTCTTGGCGGGGAGAAAGTTTTGATCGGGTGCTCCAAAGGTTCTCCAGAACCTTGAATGCCTGACAATCCGTCAAGCGTTCGCGTTACGCCAAAAGGTTTCAGTAAAGGACTCTAGAATCATTCACGCAACGCGAGCAATTCGGGGAAACAGGGTTCGAACCCCACCGGGCCCACCGTATTTCCAGTGATTTTCAGGCAGGTTCTCCAAAGTTCTCCGGCTGGAGTGAGAACCAGGCCTCAGCTTCGGCGCGTGACATCGCGTCGTTGTAGGAACGCTTCGCCTCGCTCTCGCTGTTCCCGGCCTCCATCGAGGTCTGACCGATGCCGACAAGCGCGGCCCGGTAGGAGATCCACGAGTGACGCAGGGCGTTTGGTCGCCATCCGCCCACGAGGTCGCCGAGGAGAACCGTCTGGGGCAGCCTGCCGCGCCCTGGTTTCATCGACGGGGCCACTCCTTCGCCAACCGGTCCGGACGGCTTTTTGATAGGCTCCAGCCACCGCCGGAGCGCCGGGAGGATCGGGACGATGCGCCGACCGGTCTTGCCTGTTTCAGGGCGCACCACAACGACGTCTCGATCCCATTTGAAATCCGACCAGTCGAGGGGCGACTTGGTGCCGCCGGCGAGCGGGTAAATCTCATCCGTCCGAAATCCACCGAAGGCGCATGCAGCCAGCCATGGAAAGTAGCGCGGCTGGACGTAGAGGAGCATTTCCGCCAGCTCGTCGGGCGAGTAAGTCTCCGGCGTCTTGCGAGCTACGATCGGAGCCATCGTCAGTGCCGCGGCAGTCTTCTCGCCCTGGGGAATGTGGCCGTTGGCCTGGCACCAATTCCAGATCCGGATCAGGGCCCCACGGCAATTTGCCCGGGTGCGCGGCGAGTGCTTCGGATTTCGGCCGATGTGAGCGTTAAGCTCGGCGGTTGAGATCGACGACACCGAGCGACCCGAGAAGGCCTTGAGGAGCGCCCCTGTGTGAACCTTGAGCGTCTTTTCATTCTGGGCGGATTGACCCTTGTTCAGCGCCACCGACTCCATGAAGGCGGCAATGACGTCCTCGATGACGGTCTCTGGCCTTTCTCGCGCCCGCCATAGCAAGAACTCGTCGATGACCTGAAGCGACGGATCGACGTCGAGCAGGCGCTGGATGGCGCGTTGCTGGTGATCGGGCAGCGCGTTGAGATCCTTTGTCTGCCGATGCAGTTCCTTCGCCTTCTCGTAAGCGGCCTTCTTCGCCTTGGCTTCACTCGCCCGCGTGATGTGGCGCTTGCGCCTGCCATCGAACCAATCGAACCGGAAGTAGGTCTTCCCGGAGTGGTGTTTCCACGGGTAGCCGGAAAGCTCCACACTTCCGAATTTGACTTTCATGGTCAGGCTCCATTTTTGAGGACCAAGGCAAATGTAATTGCGCTGAAAATTGCGGCGAGCGCACCGGGAAGGATCAGCCAGTTCTCCAGCGGCAAGATGCGCCAGGCGACGGCATAAACCCCGAGCGGGATGAGGCACAGGGCAAGTGCCGATGTGCCGTCCCTCCATTCACGGCGGCAGAGCAACGCAATGGCGCTGGCGGCATAGATGCAACCCGCGAAGCCAATCCCCGACACAATGAGGCAAAGGAAAACTTTCATGGGGTGCGTTTTTTCTAACAGAAATTTTACGGGACAAATCGGCGTTATCTGTTAGAATCCGATTGGAAATTCATGCTTGACCTGAGCGGGATGACTTTGCTTCTCGAGACTCTACAACCCTCAGATCACGCCCGATTTTTTCTCTGATCCAAAGCGTCAAAAGCGCCGACATGCTGACGTCTTTTCGTTCTGCCTCGGCCTTCAGCATTTCAAAGGTCTCGGGCGATAATGAGAAGTTTGGGCGAATCTTCTTGGAGCCCGTTTTTGGACGTCCTGGCTTTTGTTGTTCTTCGCTCATGGCTTGATGATCGCATGGGTGAAACAGCATCACAAGTGCATTTTTCGTAGGTATTTTTATTCCCCTATTAGAATTTTATTGTCGGTGGGTTTTTAGTGGGTAAGAAATACCCACGCATGAACAAACCAGCGACCCCTAAACCCAAAAGAGGACGAGGACAACCGCCGAAGAAGATCCTCAAAACGAGGCCATCAATCACGATTGATCCAGCTATTTGGGAAGCGACTCAAAAAGCGGCTTTTAATGCTGGTCTTTCCGCATCGGCATGGCTGGAGCAACTCGTCCGCTCAAAGCTCAAGGCATCCGTCTGATGCACCTCGACCTGACACCGACCGAGCGCAAGGAGGTCATTGACCGGGTCATTACCGGAACGATCGAGCACCTGCTTGCCGAGCACCGCGACAATCTTGATCTCCTTTCTCCGGCTCAGGTCTGTGGCATCCTGGATGTCTCGGCCAACACCCTGACCAATCTCCAGATCCCGAAAATCACCATCATCCCCGGCAAGGTTTATCGCTACCGGGCATCTGTCATCAAACAGCACCTCGCAGAAAACGAAGCATGAGCACCATCGTTGGAAATCTTTTCACTGTCAGGGCGGGGGCCGTGAGGCACTGCCGGACTTGCAAGCTGGACCTTGTGATTACCCCGGCAGTCGTCACGGCGGAGAAATCCGAGATTGGCGACAAGATCGACAAGGCCGTTAAACTCGAAATGACCCGCAAGGGCTGGCGCTTGGGAAACTGCCCGAAGTGCGTGAAGAAGGGAGGTGTCAAGTGACCTACTACGAACTCATGGAGAAGAACCACCGCTTCTGCGCAAGGTTGCTTCTTCTGGCCGCGTTCGCGTTCGCGATTCCCGGCTTTCTCGTCTTGATGACGGCACCGTGGGCCGCCGCTGCTTCTTTCCTTGTTAGCGCGGGCTTTTCTCTCTGGTCGATGAAGCACCATCGTAAGGTCGCTTACTATCGCTCCAGGCGTTGACGTAACGCGAACACCGCACCGAATCACCTGACCCTCGCGAGGGGGTCGGGTTTTTTGGGCGCAACTTCTCATCACATGAGCATCCTCAATCAAATCCAGAAAGGCGCGAAAAAGCGCCCCCACCTCATCGGGCTCTACGGCCCTGGCGGAGTCGGCAAATCGACCTTTGCCGCATCCGCCCCCAAGCCCATTTTCCTCGGGACCGACGACGGACTCGGGATGATCGACGCCGCCAGCTTCCCGATCCCGAAGACATGGGCGGAAGTGAAAGCCGCGATTCACGCGCTCACCACCGAGAGCCACGAATACGAAACCCTCGTCATCGACACCGTCAACGGTCTGGAGCCGCTGCTGTGGGCGCACATCATCAAGGAGGCCCGCGTGTCCTCCATCGAGGAAGTCGACGGCGGATTTGGCAAGGGCTATGTGCGAGCTGCCGAGGAGTGGGTCGTGTTCTTCCAGACACTCAAGACCCTCCGCAATAAGATGAGCGTCATTTGCTTGGGGCACTCCAAGATCAAGGCGTTCGATGATCCCTACGAGGGCGAGCGTTTTGACAAGCACATCATCAAAATGAACGAGCAGGCGAGCGCCCTCTGGATCGAGGCGATGGACTGCATGTTCTTCGCCACCTACGAGATCAAGACCAGCAAGGAGAAGGGCGCGAAGAAAGCCCGGGCGTTTGGTGACGGTCGCCGGATCATGTTCACCGAGGAACGCCCCGCGTTTGCCGCCAAGTCCCGCTTCGCCCTGCCTTTCAAGATGGATCTTTCGTGGGAGGCATTTGCTGCTGCCACGGAAACCGCCAAGCCGGTCGTCAGTGAAGACGAAATGGCGGTCATCTTCAAGGGCATCGAGGCGCAGGCGCTCGCCTACCTCATTTCGATCCGCTGGCTGACCGAGGGCCAGCAGCTCACCGACCTGAAAGCCACCTACCGGAAACAGGTCGCCGCCAAGCGCGACGCCTTCCTCGCCGCGGTCAAAGAGTTTTCCAATCCCACGGCTGAAGAGGCCGAATCACCAACAGAAACCACCGATGGAAACTGACCCCACGTCCTGCCTTTTCATGAAGGCTGTCAACGAGGTTGGATACGGCGATCTCGCCGGCCAAGCCTCAGAAGAGTTGTGCAACGTCCTCAAGGCCGTGCGCGAAACCGGAAAGAAAGGGGCATTGACCCTGACTCTCGAAATCAAGCCACGCGGCCGTGACTCCGGCCAAGTGGAAATCACCGGCACCGTGGCACCCAAGTGCCCGATCCCGGACGTCTCACCCTCGATGCTGTTCGTCACCGAAGACGGCGACCTCCAGCGCGAAAACCCCAACCAGGCCCAACTCAAACTCGGGGACATGCCCCGTGTCGTGAAGGGCACCAAAACCGGAACCAACGACGCCTGATCCCATGGACCTTACTCCACTACTCGAAGCCGCGCAACCGCGCATCGTCGGCAATGCCATCGCCATCAACAACCGCCTGATTCCGCTGGAGCGATTTGCGGAAACCCCAACACATCGCGGCCACATCGACGTTGACTCTATCGAGTCGCTTGTCGCCTATGCCGAGGATTTCAAATCTTATCGCTCGCGGCTCTTCGCCTCGCGCTCCCAGCAGAAGCTCACCCTGATCCACGACTGGAACGAGTCAAGCGTGGAGGAGGGGGATGGCGGATGGGCCAACCACCGCGCCGTCATGCCGCTCAGGATCACCGACGACTGGCGGGATTGGCTGGCGATCAGCGGCAAGGCCATCAGCCAGCGGCATTTCGCCGAGTTCGTCGAGGAGCATCTGGACACCATTCAGGAGCCATCCGCCGCCGAAATGCTCACGATCGTCACCACGATCTCCGGCATGCGCAACGTGAAGTTCACCAACGTCGTCGTGCTGGCCAATGGCGACCGGCAACTTCAGTGGGAGGAAACCACCGATGCCAAGTCGGCTGGCGACAAGCGCGTGCCATCGGAAATCAAACTTCGCGTGCCGATTTTCTTCGGCGCGGAAGAGGACACCACGATGGAGATCAAGGCGCTGTTCCGCTACCGCATCGACAACGGCGCGCTCTCCTTTGAGGTGAAGCTGCTGCATGCCGACAAGGTCGCTGACGTGGCTTTCCGGGCCATCGTCGATTCCGTCCGCGAACGCTTCAAAGCCGAGTCGATTGACATCCCCGTCACCGACGGCTGCATCACCAAAACCCCACTCGAAATCCTCGACCAACACAAGGCATGAGCCAATCCCCATCCAACTTCAAATACAGCGAACCCGTCGAAAAGGAGTTCGTGTGCCTGCCGAAAGGCGAATACCCATTCCGCGTTGTCGCCGTTTACGACGAAGAGCAGTCCAGAAATGGCAACCCGATGATCCCAATCGACATCGAGGTCGGCGACCGCCAAACCGGAGTCGTGAAGCTCAAGGACTGGCTGGTCTTCACCGAGGCCACCGAGTGGCGCGTCAACTCGTTCCTCAAGTCGCTCTGCCCTGGCGGCATCGAGAAGGCGATCGATTTCACGTCCGGCGACTTCAAGAAGTGGCTCATGACCCGCGAAGGCCGCTGCACCGTCAAGGTGGAGATGGCCACGGCCAAGCAGTCAGGCAAGCAGTACGAGCGCAACGACCTCGACCGCTACGTCTATGAGTCGTCCAAGACCACCAAGGCGTCAGCGCCTCCGGTGGCTGAGGAGAAACTGGAAGAGGACGACATTCCATTCTGACCCCTACGGCCATGAGATTCAGAAACAGGAGCGGCATCCTTGCCGCAGCAATAGCCTGCCTCGCCAGCGTTGGAAATGCCTTTGGTCAATCGAGCCGAGAAATCGTCTTGGAGCCACCACATGAGCCACAAGGCCGCAAGCATCACTCCAAGCCACGTAAGCCCACCCGTCGCCAGCGCATCAAGGCGTCACTTCGCCGGAAGAAGCGCGAGCTTGGAGGGAAAGTCACCCTCAATCGCATGATCTGGACCCGCTGCGTCAAGCAGGGACTCCAATTCAAGTTGTTCCTTGAAGCCTGCCAGCAGGGCAAACATGGCGACTGGAAAAACGACGGTCGCCTGGCGCAACGCCAGCCAGCCCAGAAGTGGAAAAAGCCACTACGGGCCTGAAATTTGCGGCCTTCCCAAACGGTGTGCGACTGGCCCTCAAAAATGACAACCACCGTGACAGCCGGAGAGACGGCACAATTTCACCTACAAAAGTCAGAACTATATCCATGAAACTCCTCCATCTCGAAATCGCAGACGTCAAGCGCATCCGCGCCATTGAAATCGACCCGGCCACCAACGAGCCCATCATTCTCACCGGCGACAACGCCCAAGGGAAAAGCTCGGTGCTCGACTCTATCGTTTACGCCCTCTCCAACACGGGCCTCGACGATCCTATCCGCCACGGACGCCCGAGTGGGTCGATCAAGATCGTGCTCGGTGCCGACAAGGCCGAATACAACCTCGACATCAACATCACGAAGAAGGGGCGCTACCTGACCCTCACCGATGCCCGTGGCGTGAAGGTCGAAAAGCCTCAGACGTTCCTGAATGGCCTTCTTGGCAATTACGCCTTCGACCCGGTTGCGTTTGCGGAGCTCGCTCCCAAGCCCCAGGTCGAAGCCCTGAAGAAGGCGGCAGGCCTCGACTTCACTGAGTTGGATGCGCGGCGTGTCGGATTCTTCAACGAGCGCACCGACGTTGGCCGGCACGGAAAGGATGCCAAGGCGCAGCTCGACGGGATGATCGAACCCGGCGAGGGGGTTCCAGCGGAGGAGTTGTCGGCAAGTGCGCTGATGGCGTCTTTGAGGGAATTGGAGGAGGCAGATGCTTTCGTTTCCACTGCCCGCCGTCAGGTCCAGGACGCGGAAGAAAAAGCGCGCGCGGCCGATGCCGAAGTCTCCAGGCTTCTTGCTCTCCTCGAATCTGCCAGAGCAGTCGCGAGCAAAGCCGGAGAAATGGTCACGGAAATGGACAGGGCGCTCACCAACGCGCTCGCCGCCGCCCCCACCCCCGAAGCTCTCGCTGCCGCCCGCGAAGCCATCGAGCAGGTCGATAAGACCAACGCGGCCGTGCGCAACAAAGCCGCCTATCAGGCGAAGTCGAAGGAGGTGACGGAACTCCGCGCCAAATACGAAACGCTCACGCGACGGATCGAGGAAATCGACGAGGCGAAGATCGAGGCGGTCAAGAATGCCGACCTCCCCCTCGACGGGCTGGAACTCACTGACGACGGCGTGCTCTACAACGGCACGTTCTTCAAGCAACTCAGCACCGCCGAGCAGATTCGGATCTCGACGCTGGTGGCCATGGCACAGAACCCCGAACTCAAGATCATCCTGATTCGCGAGGGCGCTCTGATCAACCGGGCAAACTTCAAGCTCATCGTCGATCTCGCGAAAGACCGAGATTACCAACTCTGGGTCGAGAAGTTCCAAGAGGAGCCGGGAGAAACCGGGCTGCACATCGTCGATGGCGCGGTTGCGTTTGAGGACGGGCAGGCTGTTTCGGCGGAGTGAATCGCATCCCAACTATCAACAACATCATGTATCGCATCACCATCACCAAAGTCGAAGAGAAGCGCGTCGAGCGCCAAGGAAACTGGGTCACGCTCGAACAGCGCCCGTGGACTCCCAAGGAGCTTCAAGGCTCGGTCTACGACAGCCCAAAGGGAGATTCCTTCCTGAAAGAGAACCCACTCAAGGAGATCAAAGGCTACGCGCCGAACACCACCTCCACTGAGGAGCGTGAGGTCGAGATCCTCAAGCAGAACGTCGAGACGCTCGACCTCGCCGCCGTCATCAAGGCCATCAACGGTCTCTAACTCTTGGACAAACCATCAACGTAACGCGAACCATGAGCACTACCACCAACGGACTCACAGGCACAGGCTGCCTCATCCGATTCACCGAAGACGGACCCGACTTCTTGCTGATCGGAAACGACGCGGCAACACTGAAGCAGGCCCTCGACTCCGGGCTGGCCCCAATCTCCGCCGGGAAATTCCGGTTGGTTGTCTCCTACCCGAGCATCTACCTCCCGCCGCCTGATCCTGGAATGGCCGAGCTTGAAGAGTTCGCCGCCAAGCTCGACGGCCGGGAAACCGGCAACGAGACCACGAAGGAGCTTGAGGCAGAGGCCAAGGATAAGGGATTCATCATCGTCTTCGGCTACTCGGACGACTGCACCGAGTTCCGGGGTGCGATGTTTGAGGAAAGCGGAGGCGGCGTCACCTACTTCTCCAAGTCCGGCAAAATCTTCGACGAGGGCGCGTTGAACGCCATCGACAAGCTTGTGGCCGACGGAACGATGTCCCGCCCGCACGTCAACCAGATCGAGGCCGTGTGGGACAAAGAGATGCCCGATGGGCGCAAGCCGTCCTGGCACTACAAGCTGACGATGCCGCACGCGGAGTTCCGCATCCTTGAGGATGGCGAACTCTACTGCGTGGGCGTGGTGTTTCGGAAATCTGACCTGAAATAACCATGGCCCTCATCAACCGCGCCGAAAAGTCGTCGCACTGGTATCACCGCGACGGCACGCCATGCCACACGGTCATCGCCAAGACGACCGGGCTCCCACGGCCCACGATCGTCACCGACGCCCGCAAGCTCGACCTTGTTCCGTCCGTCACCAACATCCTCGCCGTCAAGGCCAAGCCCGCGCTCATCACCTGGATGCAGGACAACGCGATCATGGCCGCTCTCAACACCCCAAGGAATCCCGGCGAGGCTGAATCCGACTGGCACACCCGGATTGCCGACGAGTCCGAACGCATCGGGCGCGAGGCCGCCGAATGGGGCGAACTCCTCCATGAGCAATGCGAGCAGCGCAACACGCTCGGGTGCTTCATGGGGAAGGGGGAGATCCTCGACTACGTGGCAGGCTACGACGAGTGGTTTCGCGAGAATGTCGTCGAGGTAATTGCCGCTGAGGACAAGATCGTTCACCCGATGGGATTCGCCGGACGCCGCGACCTCAAGGCGATCATCCGCCACGAAGGGCGTGAGCGACTGGCGATCATCGACTTCAAATCGCAGAAGCTCAAAAACAAGCCCAAGGGCACGTTCTACAAGGAATGGCCGATGCAGCTTGCCGCCTACGCTGACAACGACCGCGACGCCGCTGGAAATCTCCCGCTGCTAGTCTCGCTCATCATCCCGTCCGACCGCCCCGACAAGGTGCAGGCGAAGGTCTGGGACAACGGCGAGCAGGCATGGCACGCCTTCAAGCATGCCTTTGGACTCTGGTGCTACGAAAAGGACTACGCCCCAACCCCACGATGAAGACATTCAGTCAAGAAGAGGCCCAGGCCGCCGGCTACAAATCCGTGACCTCCACCTACACCGCCGACGAGCAGGAATTGCTTGAACGTGCGATCACTCAATTCCGCGGCACGAACTATGCCGTCGTTCGCGTCGGGAATGGTCACGAGGTATGGCGACACAAGAGCCAGCTCCGCGACCCCGATCAGGCGATCTCCGCCGCAGCCACCAAACATCCGCGCCACCATGGGAAGCAGTAGAGGCATCATCGACATCCGCAAGCCCTTCAGGGAGGCGTGGCAGGGGAAGGAGTCCGACATGCAGATCAAGGTCATCTCCGACGTGCTGCTGTTCGCCTTCGAGGTGCCTGACATCCTGAAGTTGTTTGCGGTCCCGAACGGCGGCAAGCGTCACATGGCGGTCGCCAAGAAGATGAAGGCCGAGGGAGTCACGAGTGGCGTCCCCGACCTTTGTCTTCCAGTCCCGCGCAACGGCTACCACGGATGCTGGATCGAACTGAAGACCTCCACCGGAGCCATCAAGGCCGAGCAGTGGGACCGCATGGAGGAGTTGCACGCCGACGGGTATTTCGTCCGCGTCATCAACTGCCCAACGGTCGCGGTCTCGGTTTTGCGGAACTACCTGCTTGGAAATTTCACCCCTTACGATGAAGAGGTATGATCGCCGCCATCATCACCATCCTGCGCGAGCGGGGGATCACCAGCTTCAACCAGGCAATCGCCTTGGAGGAGCTTTCAAAAACATCCCTCTTGATCAGCGAGCTTGCTGGAAAAGTCGGGGTGTCAACCGCGATGGCGACTGACATTGTGGACCGACTTGGAGAAAGCGGGCTTGCTGTGCGCGTTCGCTCGCTGTCCGACCGTCGCAAGCAGTGGGTCGAGATCACGCCGGATGGGCGGGAACTATTGGAGAAAGTTGGGGAGGTTGGACTATGAGCGAAAAACTCCTTCCGTGCCCGTTTTGTGGAGGCGAGGTGAAGCTTGAGGAGGCGGAGCGAACCCGTGACAGGATCATGGGTGAAAGACGGTGGTGGGGCGTCGTATGTCGCAACACCATCAACCTCGGTGGAGCGTGCGCGATTCAACAAAGGCCAAGTGCCAGCAAAGAAGCGGCAATCGCCCGCTGGAATATGCGTGGTGGGAACGCCTCTGTGGAGGCATGCCCCAAATAAATCATGAATACACCAACCAACTCCGAGGCGTTGCCTCTCACTCATTGTTCGGCTATTGTTTCCGACGAAACTAGACGGATAAACCAAGAGGTTCGCGCCGAAAATGGAGAGGCAGAGAAACGGCTTCGCGCTGTGTGCCAATCCGAGCAACGCTCCCGAACTTCCGCAATCTCGGAATACGGCGACCCCCGCGAATGGGACGAGCCTGAAAAGTGCATCGTGTGTGGGGATGATGAACCATGCTCTCACGATTTCGATGCTATTGGTTGGCCGAACGCTGAGTCCATCCACCCCGAATCGAAGCCCTAAGACTATGCCAAAAAATCAGATAGAATCGAAGCCAGCCGACGCCGAACAAGAAAGCGGGAAGGGGTTGGATGAGACGGCTTGTTCTCGCTCTTTTCTGGAGATGCGATGGTATGACAAGCAGTGGGACAAGTGGACCGAATGGGAGGAAGTGGAAGGCTTCAAGCTCCGCAAAAAATACGGCACGACTCCCGAAGAATGGAAGGCGTCTTGCAAGATGTGGATCGAGGTCGGAGGCCATTACGAATACCGGATCGGGACGCGAACCGACGTGGTGGACTGGAAAATCTCATATCGCGAGAACAGTGAATTATCCCAACCAAGCCTCCAATAATTATCCCCCATGATCGAATTTCGCCCCTACCAAAACAACTTCATCGCGGCCGTCGCCAAGGGCTTTGCCGACGGCTTCCGGCGACAACTCGGAGTCCTTCCGACCGGAGGGGGCAAAACGCTCTGTTTCGCCGGAATCGCCCACCGCTTCCATAAAAAGCGCAACGAGCGATCCCTGATCCTCGCTCACCGGGAGGAATTGGTGAATCAGGCCGCCGACAAGGTCCACAAAGTCACGGGCCTGTGCGTGGAGATCGAGAAGGCGGATCAACGCGCCACCCGTGACGCTGACGTTGTCGTGGCATCCGTGCAGACGCTCCAGCGTGCTCGCCTTGAATCGTGGCCGAAAGATCACTTTGGGCTCGTGGTAGCGGACGAGGCCCACCACGCGCTCGCTGACCAGTGGCAGACGACGATCAACTACTTCGATGCCCGTGTGCTCGGAGTCACCGCCACGCCCGACCGCGGCGACAAGCGGTCGCTGGCCGCTTTCTTTGACAACCTCGCCTACGAATGCACGATTCTGGACCTGATCAAGCAGGGGTATCTTGCGCCGGTCATGGTGAAGTCGATCCCGCTCAAGATCGACATTTCCCAGATTGCGCAACTGGCGGGCGATCTCGACTCAGGCGGCATCGCCAGCGCCATCGAGCCTTACCTGGACACGATTGCCGAATGTCTCGCCACGCTGCCTGACCGGAAAATCCTCGTCTTTCTACCGCTGGTCGAAACCTCCAAGAAATTCGTGGCCGCGTGCGAGCGTGCCGGCGTGTCGGCCTGCCATGTCGACGGCAATTCTCCAGACCGCTCCGAAATTCTCGCCAAGTACGGAAAGGGCGAGTTCAGGTGTCTGTGTAACGCGATGCTGCTCACCGAAGGGTATGACGAACCCTCGATCGATTGCGTCGTGGTTCTCCGTCCGACGAAGTCTCGCGGGCTGCTCGCCCAGATGGTCGGACGTGGCACGCGCCTGTACCCTGGCAAGAAGGATCTACTGTTCCTCGACTTCCTCTGGCTCCACGGGAAACACAACCTCGCAAAAGCGGCGTCTCTTGTCGCCAAGAGTGAAGCGGAAGAGGAATCGATCACGAAGGTGCTGGAGAACGGCGACGAAACTGACCTCGCCGAGGCTGTTGGCACCGCTGAGGCCGAGCGCGAGGCCGCGTTGATCCGCGAACTTGCTGAGGGCGTCCGACGGAAGGAGCGATACGTTTCGCTTGAGAACGTGGCCGCTCTGCTGAAGGACACTAAGATGCGCGAGTATGCCCCGGTGATGGGCTGGGAAACCAAGCCCGCCACCCAGGGCCAGCGGACGACGCTGGAACGCTTCCACATCAAATGCCCACCCACGATGGGGGAGGCGTCGATGCTGCTCGACCGCCTGTTCAACCGCTCAAAAGAAAAACTCGCCACCGTTGGCCAGGTCGCGCTTTTGCAAAAATTCCGCCACCCCGACCCCGTCACATGCACGGCCAAGGAGGCAAAAGCATTCCTTGATGAAAAATTTAGTCGCTCTCGCACGGGTCGTTGACGTAACACGAACCTTGAAATGAATCTCGCTGTGAACCCTGACACACGCATCCCCGACCTCCGCGAAGGTCTGATTTCGCGCATCCGCGAACTCCTCCCGACGCTCCTTCCCGGCGGCAAGTTCCGGGGCAAGAAATACGTCGTTGGAGGCATTGACGGCGGGCCGGGTGATTCGATGGATGTCGAGCTTGAGGGCGAAAAAGCAGGCATCTGGATGGACCGAGCCACCGGCGAAGGCGGCGACCTGATCCGACTTTGGGAACTCGTCCACGGGGTCGACTTCAAGGAGGCCATCCGCCAGATCGGCGACCACATCGGCATGGTATCGGACCAACCGCCCGCCGCGCGCGTGATCGATCTCCGGAACTTTCGAATGTCCGGGAATTGCGAACCGCCCGCCGCCCGCCCGCCAGTGAATGACGATCAACCGCCTGCCGCCGCGCCCGCCTTCGACTGGCAAGCCTGCCTCAACGCCTTCACGCCGGAGAAAGCCGCCGAACTGGCGGCATGGCGCGGGTTCTCTCCCGAGTTTGTACTTCAGCTCCACGCCGAGGGCCTGATCGGGCTGCACCGTGGGAATTTTGCCCTCCCGGTTAAGGACGCCGCCGGAGTTGTGATCCGGTGCCACTATCGGTTCAGCGACGGCAAGGGCTGGGCCTACCACCCCAAGGGTGACAACAATACGCCCCTGATCGTTGGCGACCTCGCGACAGCGGGGCGCGTCATGGCGTTCGAATCCCAATGGGACGCTTTCGCGATGCTCGACGCCATCGGCTGGCATGAGGGCGAAGGCCATGCGGCCGCGATAATCACCCGGGGCGCAAACTCCAACACCGACTTTTCCGGCTACGACCTCCCGCAAATCATCGCCGTCCCTCAAAACGACCCGGCGGAAAAGAAGCACAAGACGACCGGGCGCACGCCGGCGGAGGAATGGCTGGAGCGGATCCGCTCGACCAAGAAGGCATCGACTCGCCTGCTTGTCGCCAACGTCCCGGCAGCCCACAAGGATTTCAACGACTTCGTGCGGGCGGAGTCCCCAGGGCGCGCGACAGTCAACAAGCTGCTCGACGTCGCCCGCAACCCTATCCTCGCCACCCTCCGCACGTTTGCCGACGTCTATGACGTCAACATCGACGACGACCCAACCTCCCTCATCGGCCACCAAGGGCGCTTCCTTGGCAAAGGCGGCTCATTCGTGGTGATCGGGCCTTCCGGTATCGGCAAGAGCACGCTTACGACCTCGTTCGCCCTGCACGCTGCCGCTGGCGAGCCATGGCATGGGATCACGTTCCGGCGACCGCTCAAGACCCTGATCGTGCAAGCGGAGAACGATCCCGGCGACCTCAAGGAGATGCTGCTGGGCGTCGAGAAGGCGGCGAAGCGGTATTTCGGCAGGCCCGCGCTGACGGCGATGGTGAACAACATCGTGTTCCAAGAGGAAACCACGCGCACGGGTGAGGAGTTCTGCAAGTGGCTGGAGCAAATGATCATCGAGACGGGCTCGGAAGTCGTGTTCATCGACCCGCTCCTCTCCTACGTCGGCGACGACATCAGCCTCCAGAAAGTCGCCTCTCAATTCCTGAGAAACTGGCTCAATCCAGTTCTGAAGCGCACGGGCGCAATCCTCGTCTGCATCCATCACACCGGGAAGCCACCGACCGACGCCAAGGCGCGATCCGGCTGGGCGGAGTCCGACCTTTCTTATTCCGGTCTTGGCTCGTCGGAGCTCGTCAACTGGGCGCGAGCGATTGCTGTCCTTCAGCCGCTCGCCAAGCACCCCGGGAAGTTCCGTTTCACAATCTCGAAGCGTGGCAAGAGGGCGGGGATGAAGTGGCAATACGGGGTCGATCCTCACCAGAATGTCACCTCCATCTTCTTGTCGCACGGCAAGCCTGGCGACGGTCTCGCGTGGGACCAATGCCCGGAGCCGGAGGAAGAGGGCGAGGAGATTGTCGACGCCACCACCTACCTGTCAGCCCTTCCTGACGAGTTCGCCTATGCCGACGGGGTGAAGTGGATTCGTCAGAAGTTCGGCACCACCAGCGCGGAGGCCAAGCGAGGGCTTGCCGCGCTGGCAAAAATGAACCGCATCCAGCGGGTGAAGGATGATCGGTGGAAGAAGGGATGATTTTAGTGCCCATCTTTATTGTTGCCGAAACGCGAGCGCGAGCGCAGGCTTCTCGACGAAATGAAGGCTACCTACGGAAGTGAAGTGCTGGCGCTCATCGAAGGCAAGGGCCTGACCCTGGGCGATGTTGGGAAGGCGCTCAAAATGTCGAAATCGACCGTCTGGAAGGTCACGAATAACAGGCGCGTGCGATGGGAGACGGTTTCCGTCATCCTCACCAAAGGGCTTGGACTCAAGCCTGCGAGCGACGTCTACAAGGCGATCTACGCGCTATGGACCGAGGACAAGGTCAAGAAGGCGAACGCTCTTCCGGACGACTACGCAAGAGTGAAAGCGCCTACGCACGAACTGACCGCGATGGCGACTTTCCGGAAGATCATCCGCGAGCGAAACCCCATCGAGGTCGACTTCATCGTCAAAGCCGCGAAGCGCGCTGCGGATAAGCTTTAGGGTCTGCCGCCACCGATGAGGTGGAGATGCTCAAGATCGAGAGGAACGTCGCGAAGGAGCGGCAGCGGCGGACGGACCTCGATGCAGACCGTCGTGCCTGAGTAGAAGAGAACCCGGTGCGCGGTGTTTGGCGGAATCGTCCAAATATCGCCAGGGTAGTAAACTTTTCCGCTGTCGAGGTCTTCCATCATTCCGTAAACGACAGTCACCTCTTCCGCCTCCGGGTGGCTGTGCGTCTGGATCTCGTAAGGCGCTGGAGCCGTGAGTTGGTATCTCGTCTTTTGATCATCGGACTGCATTAGGGCAATGGACGCCCCGGAGGTGTCCACCATGACTTGTCGGCGAACGAGTGGTGCTGAAACCGAGAAGCCGGTCGCAAACATCAGTCGGATCACGTAAGTTTCAAGGACTCCTGCCTCCTCAGCAGCCTGTTCCATGCTGGCCCTGATCAGGCGGAAGCATTCCTTCGTGACGTGATTCATCAGGTCATCACGGCGACGTGCGGCATCGGCTTCGAGCTTGGCCATGTCCTCGCGCCGGATCTTTGAGAGGTACATCAAGCCGGGAATCCCGGCGGTGATGATCGCCCCGAGGGCACCCCCGAAAACCTTGGCCAATGAAATCCAGTGATCCGGGGTCATTGATTGGGCATTCCCTTGAATCCGCAGGCCTCGCGGAGTGTTTCCATGGGGAATGCTGGGCCGGGATCAACCTTCCTCGATGGCGCGATGTCATCGTGACCAACGACGTCGTCCAGATTGTAGCGGGCAACGAGCGCCTTGCTCACCGCTTCGCATGCGGCGATTTGCTCGGGTGTGTAGGCTTCCCACTCCTTCTCCGGCCCGCCGTTTTTGTGCCGCGCCTTCACCAATGGCAGCTTGGACCACTTGCGAGCGAGAGTCGGGTTGTCCCCGGCGTTGGCAAGTTCGATGCCGATCGAGCAGGAGTTCAGGCCAGAGAAGCCTTTCCACGAGGATTTCCCGGCATGGCCGCAGGTCCGGTTAAATGGTCGGCACTGGTAAACGGTGCCGTCACGGTCGATCACAATGTGAGCGGATGCGCCTTTGGCCTCCGGAGTCTTCCAGAAGTTGATGCTCGAGAGTCCTGTCGCACCAGAGGTGAAGTGAATCACGAGGAATCGGCGGGTTCCCATCGGGCTGCCGCCTTCGAGGGGAACTCGCTTGGCTGTATCGAGCCAATGGTCGGGGGTGATGTTCATGATGAGGCAAACTTGGTGAGTTTTTCCCGAACGAGGCGGAACCATTCCGGGCTTTCGTCGATGGCCGTGTGGCCGTAGGGCAGAACCTGTGGCGGATGAATCACCGTCTGCGACCACTCGTTGCGGAGGTCGTGCGCCATCGGCAGACTGAGCCGCTGCCGGGCCCAATGGACTTCTTCGACCGAGCGTGGGATGTCGATCGTCGCGGCCTTCGGCATCAGCGACCGGATCGCGAAGGGCTGGAGGATATGCCATGGCGGGAGCCAGAGCGGGCGATAGACTGGATCGCAAAGGAGCATCAGCTTGATCGTGATGCCTTGTTTCATGCACTCGCGAGCGAACCGCTGTGCGGCATAGCCACCGCCGTAGGAATAACCGATGGATGCCACCTCAGTCACTTTGGAGCGAGCGAGATAGCCGACAACTGACTTCGGGTCGGAATCCCACTGTCGAGGATCTAAACACAGCATCTCAGGGCTGGCAAATTTCCGAACCACCTCACGGAACAGCCGCTCAGTCCCAGAGCTATGCTCCAGGCCTTCGGTGTATCCTTGGTGGGTGGCGATGGCTCTCATTTTATCGGAGTTCTGAGTTGTTTCCTACAAGCGGCATGCAAATGGATGCCACGTAATTGACCGATCCATTATAGGGAGCTCCGCTCAGATAGCTGGATGCTGGGTGATAGGCCTCTATTGGGAAATTTGCATCGCTGGTGCCTGTTTGGAACGTCTTGATTTTTGTGCGGACGTCTTCCGCAAGGCTGGTGTAGCCAGTGAGGCGGAAGGCCTTTTCGAGCCATCCGGTGAACGTGGCCCAGAAAGGGCCGTTTTGGTAGTAGTCCGCATAGCCAGGGAAAAAGCGGAAATCCGACCAGTAGACTCCTGCGCGGAGATGCCGGACGGCACCGTTGAGCGTAAACGGCGCGCCGGTGTAGTCGGCAGCAAGTAGCGCCATGATGGTTGCGGCCCGTGATCCGGCTGCACCCGTGACGACTGCATATAGATTTCCGGCGATGGCGTGTTGCTGGTTCCGGATACTGGCATTTTTATAAAGGCCGGTGCTATTGTCCCAGAGGTAGGTATCAAGAGACGTTTGGATCAGTGGCAGGGCAGCAGCGTAGGTGGTGGCAGATGCAGAATCCCCGGCGGCGATGGCGAGGGCTGCAAGCTGGGAGTGTGCCCTGTATCGTAGAACTGAACACATAAGTTCGTAGCCACTGGACGCGATTGAGTCTTGAAATCCAAAGCCTGGCTGGATGGCAGACGGAGTGACATTGTCCGCGATGAATACTAGGTGATTCGTGATGGTAACGGATGCCAGCACGGCATCAGTGTCGCTCTTGGTCGCAACGTAGAGCGAGGGGGAGCCTGTCTTTAGGTAGTGGGAATAAATAATGTCAACCAGCTCGTAGGGACTGTCAGCGGCGGCGAGCCCTTTGTTCAGGGTGGTCATGATCGCGCCTCCTGCGACGATGCCTTGGCTGTCTGAAACCTGAATCCCTTCAGGCATGATCCCGTCAATTCGCTTGGCTAGAAACCATGTGACGCGGTCCGCCATTTCACTGGCGGTAAACATTTCCGGACGAGACCGCATTGCCATGGCCGAATCCCGGAGAAACTCCTGTGGATAGCTGGTTCCTGGCCGCATCATCAGTTGGCCAGCAAGACTGCCCGCTGTGAAGGTGGTTTTCGCGGTGCGGATCACCCGGTCCGTGGTGCTCTTCAAATAGCTGGTTACGGTCTCCGCTGTTTTGGTGCGGGCGAGGTAGTTGCGGATGGTGGTTTTCTCTTCTGTGGTGAGGGCACGATAGAAGATTGCCAGTTCCACCATGTTCCACGGCGCGACATTATTGAGAGCCCCCTGGTATCCGATTTCTAGGATGCCGTTGAACGTGGGTACGGTGCCGGTCGTGGCCGCGGTGCCGCTGCCCGTGGCGATCGATTGACCAGAGGCGGAGGCGGTCGCTGTTAAGACCACCATTTGGTCACGGGTGAAAGTCGGGCTGTTAGCTGTTGCGTCCCATGCGACCAAGCTTCGGCCTGTTCGGCTGCGGGAGTTGTTTACTCCTACCATGAATCCGCCGGAGCCGTTGATTGACACAAGTTCTCCCTGGTCACCGTCGACCCGCCCGAAGGATCCGGCCATCATGATCGTGACGAAGGTTTTCCCGGTCACGCTCGGGAACGCCATGATGTCGGTGTTGATGTTGAACTCCAACGCATCGCGGCCGAGAATGGCTTTTCCCCGGAGGACTGGGCGGGCGGACGCTGTGGATTGGGTGGCGTTTCGATCATTGCCACTCTTGTCCCTCGCCAAGGCTACTGAGACGCCATAGGCAGGCTTTGTTCCTCCTGATGTTGCGGTCGACAAACTCGACCGGTCCTGCGGATTGATCCAAACGTCTGGGAGGATGCTCGGAAATGGCCATGCAGCCCCTCCAAGCAAAGAAGGATTCGTCAACCCGATGCCAAGTCCAAGATTCATTCCGCGTAGCAGTTGATGGTGCCGGAGGCGAGGGTGATGCTGGTGAAGTTTCCGCGCAGGATCATACCAGCGGGGTAGGTGATTCCTGAGAATCCGGTCGCACTGGCGAGCGTGGTGAACACGGCGTCACTGACGATCTGGATCACGCGGTAGTTAAGGTTCGTGCGGGCGGTGGTGTCGGAGATCGTGTCGAATCCCTTGTTTCCGAGTTGGTCTTTGGTGAATTGCGGGGTCATGAGGGTGGGTCTGGAATATGGTTAGGCAGATGCCGTTCAGTTACTAAGGACAAGGCCAATCACTCCACTGGCCGAACTCGTTGTGGAGATCAGTCGAAGATACTTTGGCGCAAGGGGGGTCGGGTTCCCGGGCGCTCCAGGCAGCCATGTAACGCCTGCTGGCCAGTTGATGCCCCAGCCCGAGCCGTTAGGCTCTGTGATCAAGACCTCTACAACCTTGCCCGGAGCGAGGTCTGTAAACGTAACGGTGCTATTTCCCGTCAATGTGTGGTAGGCCACGGCCGTGGCGTTGAAACTCACTCCACCAAACCCAGATACAGGAGCGGTCGGAATCGAAAGTATCTTCAAAAAATCCCTGGCTGCCGATTCATCCGCAAGCGTAAGAAAGCTGCGTCCGTAGGTGGTGGTTGAAAGTGCAGCAATTGCCGTTAGATCAGAATCAAGTGGCTGATACGCCGCCGCCGCTCCTCCAGGAGTCAGGTAATCCGCCCCCGCCACCAACGTGACATTCAACGTCATGCCCGTGAAGCCAAGCCCGGTCCCAAGCGAAATCTCTTGCCCGTCCCCGGCACCGCTCGATGCCCGACCAAGCAGACGCGCCGACGTGGCAAACTGGACGCCAGAAAATGCGACGTTGCGGACAAATTCAGTGATGCGATTTCTAAGGCTCATCAGCAGGAGGCTCCGGGTTTGGTTGGATACTTGGTGTCGATCTTCACCGTGAAGGACATTTCAAAACCAATGTTCGCCAGCTCGGACGACTTCCGCACAGTGCTTGATCCGCCGCTAAGGTTCCGCTGGCTGGTCGACACACGGCTTGAGTCGCCAACGCTATCGCTCGACGAATCGGAAACAGCCTTGGAAACGCCCTTGCGGGCCGACTTTCCTTCGGACTTGCTGGTCGATTTCCGGTCCTCACTTTGGACCTGATCGAACTGGTCTGTCTCGACCTGGGAGATGGAGAGTCTAGCCATTAGCTGTCGGTCTTTTGGGTTTTCTTCCCATTGTGAGTGTTTCTTCCGAGCGTCGAGGTCTCGTCGGTGCCGGTCTTGCTGTCGGTGTCGTTCGTATCGGACGTCTCGTCGCGGACCGACTTCTCGGTGCCTTTGCGGGACTCTTTCTCGGTGGTGGTCTCGGTCGTGCTTCCGCCTTGGGTCTCGTTGTTCGAGCCGCTTTCGTTGGTGACGATTTCGAGTTTCTGCCAGTCCTTGATGACGGTCATGCGGAACTCCACTTCGTCGGGCATCATCGCGCTCACTCCAGCCTTGCGGGCAGCAGCTACGCCGTCACGAAGCCCCTGAAGCGCGCGCGCGACGCACGTTTCAATTTCCTCAAGATTGACGATGTTGGTGATGGCCATGGCTTAGAATCCCGGGCGGGTGTGAACTTGGTTTGAAGGGGTAGCGAGATGGCGCGGAACAAGGGCCTCGTATTTCATCTCAGCGGTTTCGCCGTCGGCGGACGCCTTTGACTTCGTGTCCTTGTCGCGCCACAGCGACGACGTGGTGAGGAGCCCGCGAGCAATCGGGAGCAGGTAGAGCTCGATGTGCTGGGCGCGAACCGGGAGGTCGTCGCCGGGGGCGTGGAAGTCAGCGATGGTGACGCGCACGGGTGCCATCTCCGCCTCGAACTCCAGTCGGTAAACCTGATCGGGCAGCGAATCGACACGCACGATCGCCGGGGCGCTCGGGTTTTGGTTCCGGGCGTTCGACTCGACCCAGTAGAACCGCGGTTGATCGACCAGCTTCTTGCGGGTCGGTGTGCGCGGGATTTTCTGGTGGCCAAGGAATCGGCGAGTCTCGAGCACGATCGGATCGGACGTGATGCCCGCATACGACTCCGGCAGCGGAGTCGCGTCGCCGTAGATGACCGCAGAGACGGTGCCGGTGGTGCCGGAGAACGGATGAAGTAGATCGGTGGTGCCGATGACCTGGTTGTCGATGTCGTCGCCACCAATACGGATCGTGCGGCCGAACTGCGATTCCGTGAATGTCGCTCCGGTGATCGTCGTGCTGCCGTTGGTCACTCCGATGGTGACGGTCACGGGCGCATCGAGTGCGATGCTAGCGGTCGTCGTTTTTGAATGAAACGGCGCGATGGCGTCCATCTTCTGGAGTGCCCCATTGATCGCGTCGGCGATTTCAAGAAGGACGTCGGCAGTAAGGTCGCTCAGGCTCTTTTCGCTGAGGTCGCGGGAAAGCCGGTTGGCGAGGGCGAAGGGTTTCATGATTGTGCTTCCCTCCGGTTGAGGTTGTCACCAGCCTTGCCTGGCAGCGGATCAGCCGTGCCGAGCGCCTTGCGAGCGATGGCGTATTCGGCATCAATCGACTCCTTGGCCTCCTGATTGGAGAAGAGGAAAAACGAGGTCGCCATGTAGCGAGCAACGGGCAGAAGAAGTGACTCCGCGTACTTGTGCGGGATCGGGATCAGCGGGCAGGAGTTGAGGTCGGCGACGGTGTAGCGCGGTGCTTCCTTGACGACTTCCAACAGGATGCTCGTCGATCCGGATGCTGCCGGCGCGATGATGAGGGTGCATTTCGCTGGATCATCTTCGCTCTGGCGCTCGCGGCTGATGTGATAGCCGACGGGACCGCTGGCAATCGCGCCATCGAGGAACAAGTCGGCGAAGTTCTCAATCTCGCCGATGGTGCCGACGGTCGTAAGCACCCGATTGTTGGAGGCGAGACGACAGGGGCCGACGACGTTCTGGATGTCGTTGGCCAGGGCCTTCTCTGATTCGCCATCGGCAAAGACGACCGTGACGGTGGAGCTTGTCCAGTAGTTGCGATCATTGGCCTGATTCCAGATCGTTTGCAGGGCTCCGTTGACATCATTGACGGCACGGGCCAGGGCGAAGCTGGGTGCGGAGCATTTCCCCTCGACGCCCCAGACCAGCAACACCTCGTTGACGACGTCGCAGAGAGACATGCCGCGATCCGCGCCAATGCCGCTCAATGCCATGCTGGCTTGCAGGGCGCTGGCGGGGCTAGCGGCGAATCGCGCGGTGCGCCCCGAGAGCGTCACCGTGCCGATCAGGGCCGAGGTTGGGCGGGCGGACAACTGAGCCGTTTTTCCGCTCAAGGTCACGGTCGCCACCAGCGATGACGATGGATAGGCAGCGAGCTTGGCGGTCTTTCCAATCAGGGCAGCAGATGCAACCAACGCGGATGCTGGCGAAGCGGAAAACTTCACCGCAAATCCTGAAAGATCCGCCTCCGAGACAAGGAATGACTGCGGGGCCGCGTTGAGCTCGATTGCCATGATCGGTTACTGGAGGGCCACAGTGAGGGAAGAAGCAGGGAAGGTGACGGTGTCGCTATTGATCACCACGCGGGAAGTCGAGACTGGACCGACGACAAGGAGATTTCCGGCGGACGGGTCATCCCAAAGGCCGAAATTCGTAAGGGTGGCCGTTCCGTCGGCGACGCTTGCGGTGAGTGTCTCCAAGTTGGAGTTGGTCGAAACTCCGCCGGAGGCGGATCCAAACTCGATCGCTTGGCGCGAATAGCTGGACTCGGTCCACTCGGTGATCGTTTCCACGGTCAGAGCGGTGCCGACGCCAACATAGACAGCCGCGGGCGAGGTGAAGGTGGTGTTGCCAAACACCATGTCGAGCAGCGCCCGTTGGGCATACTCGGTCAATCCGCCTGCCGTTGATTTCGTGAAGTTGAGTGCAAGCCCGCCGACCGCGATCTTGGGTGAATCGCCGATGACTGCCGAGTAGGAGCGAGAGAACGCGCCATGAGCAAGCATGTTGCCTGCCGGGCTGCCGTCATCGTCATAGATGGCCCAATGGGTAATGGTTCCCCAATTTGTGGTAGCCGTCGGAAACTGGATCACCGCGCCGTTGGTTTTCACCGGCGCAGATCCAAACGGGCAGATCGGGAAGTTGATGTTGTTGTTTGACACTGCCGCGCGAGCATAGGCACCGGTGCCAAGCGCAAGCTCGCCAGTGACGCCGCTTTCTCCTGGATCAGCAGTGAAGAGCCCGACGTAGAGGGTGGCCGGGACGGAATAGCTCGTCGCCTTGACGAGGTGGTCGAGGAGCTTGTTTTCGAGATCGTTTGAAAGGGCGCTCATGAGCTGGCGAGTTGAAGTTCAGTTTTGGCCTCAGCCTTCTTTTCGGCGTGGAGAATTCGCACAGTCGGCTTGTAGGTGATGTGCGGTTGCTCCCGGTCAAAGACCTCCTCAGCAGCGGCGTTGAACTCCTCAGCGGTGAGGGGTCGGCCTTTCCATAGGTATTTCCCATGGCGCTCGTTGAAGATGTATCCGCCGATCTTGGGGACGCGACGGGCCTTCGTCTGGAGGTAGATGATGAAGAGAGGCTTCATTCAAAAAAGGGAGGCCGCGCGGGAGCTTTCACCCCCGCGCGGCGGGTGTTTAGGAGACAACCGGGAGGTTGACGCCTGGGTAGCTGATCGCATGCGTGATGCGGATGACGCCGGGGTGGCGTCCGAGACGGTCCTGACGGAGCTTCTGGCCGAACACACTGGTGATGTAGTTCTGCTGGATGAATCCGCCTTCGAGCTCCTGCTGCGAGCGCATGCCGCGATACTTGCCGTATCCACGGAATGCAGCCATGCGGCCGAGCATGAGGGTGTCACCAATCGGCACTCCGAGGGAGTTGCACGGAATGATGAGCGAACCGATCGGGTGAGCGTCGGTGTGCTTGCCGGACCAGACGCCGGTGTTCCAGGTCACGCCACCAAGGGTGGTAACGCGAGCGCCAGAGGCAGCCGAGCCAAGCCGGTTGACGATGGTGATCTTGTTGCCATCGTTGCCGGTGGTGTAGGAGTACATGCCAGCCTTGCCAGCATCCGCACCACTGACGTTGTAGATCAGGAAGTAGCGGGTGTCGGAGGACGGGGTGATGACGCCGGTGCCAAGGAACTCGTAGGCGTAGTTCGGGAAGAACTTGAAGTATTTCTTCTTGGTCTTCGCCGCGTCGGTCGCGTTGCCGCCACCCTTGATCTCGATGGCGGTCGTGCCAGCCGTGACCGCGACTCCAAGAAAGGCCTTGGGGTTGAGGAACGAGCCAACCGAGCCGATGCCGTCGTGGTCAATCGGGTTGTAGGGAACGATCGTGTGGCCGTCGATGTCGGGGTAGCCGCCGTTGAACAGAGTGTTCTGCTCGCCACGGACTCCGGCATTCTGGAGGACGGTCTTGTAGTCCGGATCGAGCTTCAGCGACGTGAGGGCCGCTTCAGTCGGGATCACGGTCTGCGACCAGATCGGCATGCCGCCGGCACGCGAGACGTTGGCAGGAAGTCCACCGAGGGGCTTCATGGCCTGACCGCCGGTGACGATCTCATCCCAGGTCAGCGTGTCGGCGCTGGTCAGGGTGTCGAGGGTCTTGCCGGAAGCATAGAACACGTTTGCGGAGTTCAGCTGGAGCTTGAAGATACCGAACATCTGCTCGGACTTCTGGCGGCCCAGCCACTTCCCAAGCTCGACGTTGGCACCGCTCAGGATTTCCCCGCGCATGCCCATCACCTCTTCGGCGCGGTCATTCTTGGAGTAGGCGTGGCGGAGCCAGTCGACATCGAGGTCGTAGGAGCTGATGTTGATTTCCTCGAAGTCTTCGGGGCCATCGAACCGGGCGTCACCGATGTGGGGTTCATCGTAGAACCCGCTCATGTTGGTGAACGTGATTTTCTGGCCCTTACCCTTGGAGGTATCGGACTTGGCGACGATGATGCCGGTCTTGGAGGTGGTCTCCATCTGCTGGAAGAAGTCCTCTTCCTGCTCGGCAACGTGGACTCCGGTTTCCCAGAGCTGACGGACGGCACCGGGAGCCATCGCAGCGAGCGATGACCCGGTGATTACGGGTGTGATGTCTTCGGCCATATTGGCGGGTGGTTGGTGGTGTTCGTGTTACGTCAACGAAAACCGCCACGGATACCCAGGGCCGGAGATGGAACGCTGCCTTAGAAGTTGGCACCGATAAGCCGCTCGTAGTCGGCCACCGATTTCACCTTCCCAAGCTGCGCATCCAGCTTCGGTGCTGGCGCGGCGGGGGTTGTGCGAGCGTTTCCGCTTGCGGGTGTGACGGGGCGACTAACGTGGGCCTTCTTCACCGCTGTCTTGGGGTCGGCTGGATCGGCCATGAGAATGCCGAGTTTTAGCGCCGCCTTTTTGGCGATGGTGAGAGGTTTGTCTGGAGAGTTGAAAAGGGGATCACCGAGGCTCATTGCCCTCTGATCGAGGCTGTAAACCTCTTTCGACAAGGCCGAGTTCGGGTCGAGCAAGTCCGGGTAGAATCCGCATGCCTGTTGGAGGCTGGCGTCATACGCTTGGTCGAAGTCGGCTTGCGCCTTGTTCTTCCGCGTGCTGGCCTGTTCCCGTTCTTGAACACGGAGAGCCTCGCGCTCATCCATCAGCTTGAAAATCTGCTTATTGAGATCCGCAACCTTATCGAGTTCAATGTTTCGGAATGCGCCATCAAGCTCTTCCTGAAGGCTCAAGAGCTCTTCAGTAATGCCATCAGACGTCCGGGACGGGGCCTCCTCCTCAGACACTTCCGCTTTGGCTGGCTTCGTGGCCTCGAACTGCTTGGCCGCTTCCAAAAGGGAAATCCCGTTGGCCTTGGCGATGGCAGCGATGGCGACGTCATCAGGGTCTTTGAACCGGTAACGCTTCGATTGCTCGGGCGCTTCCTGTCCGTCCTCGTCGGTCGGTTCTTCGGGTTCCTCCTGCGCGGCCTCTTCGACCGCCTCGGTAGGCACCTCTTCCTCTCCATTCGGTGCGTCCTGTTCCGCTTCTGAGTCGGTCGGGTTGACAGCAGGCTCTTCGCCTTGTGCCAGCCTTGCGATCATCGCGTGGTAGTCCGCCACGTTGGTCGCCCCTAAGTTGGGGTCATTCGCCTGTTCCGGGATGGAAGTAGCGACCGTCGATTCGACTTGGGGATCGGCTTGCGCCTGATGCTCGTCTGCCATGCGTCGACAAAACGCGAACGGATTGCATTTGTCAATAGGGTGCTGATGCAATAAAGGTGCATCTATGGCCCTGAAGTCAATCAACCGAGGAATGGGGAGCGATTCAAAGTCGCTCAAGACAAGAGCGGAAAGCCTGGAGTCTGCCTTTGTGTCGGGGCGGCCACAAGTGCTGCTTGCCAACCTTGAAGGCGTTGGGCGCGCCCGCATCGAAGTGCTCGGGGTGCTGAGTGGCCTGCTTGACTCCGCGACATTCTTGCTTCGCATCAACCGTTGGTCAGTGGCTGATGACGGCGTCCTGGTGAACCCCAACGGCCAATTCCTGATGTATGTCTTGGACGGCACTATTATCGCCTTCCAAGACACGAATCAGGCACCACTTGTCCCTGACGAGTGGCTGGATGAATACCCGGTCTATGAGATTTTCGGGACGCAGAGTTAGTCCGGCAAATCCGTCCCGTGTGCATCACCCTTGATGGCCTTGATGATGCGCTCCTGGGTGGTGATCTGCTCCTCGGGATACGCCATAATTTCCAGTAGTTCGAGGCGCTTCTGGCGGGTCTTCTCGCGTTCCTCCGGTGACAACGATTCGTCGTGCAGGATGGCGTCGGCCATGAGGTCCGCCCGCTGGCCAAGTCGGCCCATGAAGTATTGAAAGTTCTGATCCTTCACCAGCTCGCGGAGCTTGCTGATGGCCTCAAAGGCGAACTTCCCGGCCTCAATGTTTTGCTGATGTGGGTTCACAGGTTTGGAGTGGCTTGACGTGGTTTCGGAGCGACGGCGGCAGACAATGCACCCGGTTGCTGGCCGGGGCCTCCGCCCATGCCGCCGAGGTCGATTGGCACGATGATCTTGTCCGCGTTCTGCACCTGAAGGGCTTTCAGCATGTCGCGGTAAAGTTGCGCGGTCGTCATTTGGACGGGGTAGGGGAGGTTGTAGAATTTTTCCACCAACTCAGCCGCTCGCATCGATCCCTCCAACACCTGCTCACCGCGGTAGCGGGAGAGAAGGATCTGAGTGTCGATCTCCATGTCGGAGATTTCGCCCGGGTCGATCGCCTGCATGCCCTCCGCTCCTTCGCCTCCGGGCTCGCCCTCCTCGAAGTAGCGATAGACCTCCATCTGGTCCATGTTGGCGAAAAGCAGCATGACCATCTTCTGAAGTGCGTTCGCAATCCCTGGCTCCAAGTGGCCGAGGTAGAGCGAGAACATCTCTTGTCCGTTCTTCTCGATGTTGCGGATGCCGGTCGCCAGCTTCGCTGTGTCGAGTCCGGCCGCGCCAGTGTCATTGGCGTTCATCACGCCGGATTCGTTCATGGCGAGCTGCATGAAGAAGTCGATCATCTCCTTGAGCTCGACGTCCTTGTTGTTGCTCAGATAGACCGACTCCAAGCAGTCCGCCGCCTTCTTGTTGCCAAGCGGGGTGTAGGTCATCCCGCCGTTGAGCGTGAGGTGCGGGTTCGAGCGGCCTTCCAGCGTGTTGTGCGGGCTCCAGAAATCGACCCGGGACGCGCGCGACTGGCTGAAGTTCCAGCGGTTCACCGTGAGGTCGACGATTTGCTGGGTCGTCTCGAACATTTCCAAGGCACCGATGCCATACCAGCGGCCTGGGCGCTCGTTGACACGCACCACCGAGAACGGGCGCTTGCCGTCGGGGGTGACGTTGGCCTCGTAGTCGTAGAAGATCGGGGTGCGGCTGTTCCGGTCGACCACCAGCATCACGTCTTCGAGCATGCCATCACCGTCGGCATCATAGCGAAGGTGGAACTCCACGATGGAAACCACCGGGTCGGTGCGGTCCTGACGGGAGTCCGCGCCGGTCGTGCTTGGGTCGTAGGCGGTCTGGGCGTTCTTGGGCTCGCCGGTAGCGTTGGAAAGCTCACGAATCAAGTTGATCGCCTTGCGGGTGCTTTCCATCCCCTCCTCAGCGGCCATGCCCTCCTCTTGCTTCTTCCACTGGTCCGCCAGATCCATGACTGGCATGTCGTAGAGGTGGCACACACAGTCGGCCTCTTGGATGCTCGCAGCCTCTAGAGGGCAAAGGAAGTCGAGGAAGTGAACCACTTTGGCCTCGGGTCCGTTGTAGTGGGTGATGCGGCGGGTGACGAGCTTCGGCGCCCAAAGCATTTCCGCCGGCTGCTGGGTCTGTCCGTCACGCTTCAGCACGGCGATCTGGTCTTGCACCGGCTCGCCCGTCACCGGGTCCGTCACCATTGGCAGGATCCAGAGATCGGTCGGCAGGATGTAGTCGCCATCGGCAGCGATGATGTCCTTGCCTTGCGCATCCACCAGGACGGTCGCTCGCGTTACGTAAACCTGTTGGTCAGATTTCCAGGAGGTCTTGATGACCGACTCGCCGACGACAAACGCCCGCTCGATGCCGAGCTCCAGGGCACGCTTCATGTGCGCCTGCTCCATCTTCCAGCGGGTGTATCGGCCAGCCTTGTCGGCACGCACGCGATCGTTCTCGCCGACTGGATAAACGGCGAACCATGGGTCGGTGCTGAAAAAGTAGTTGGTGGCGCGGGCAGTCATCTGGCGGGCGATCCGGCGGGCCAACGGCACGACAAGATTCGACTCCGCAAAGATGCCACCGAGGATGACGGCGCGGTGATCGACGTCGTTGTCATAGACGAGGTCGTAGAGGCGACGCTTGCCAAAGAACGTGCGCGATGCCCGCTTGGTGTTGAGCGGGTCGTTGCTCTCGATGCCCTGATCTCCCATCATCCACCAGTCGCCTTTCCCGGTGCGCTTCCGCCCGGTTTCGTCCTCCAGTTGCTCCAGGCGCTTCATCGCATGGTCGACCAATTCATCCTCCTGCTCGCGGGTGAGCACGTAGGAGGTCGGAAACGGCATGCGTGGGCCGTAGGGGTCGATCTGGTCAATCCCGATCTCGGGCTGGTCGATCACACGTTCGAGTTGTTCGTTCATTGGTTACTTGAGGTTCCGCCAGGCGGGGGATTTGAAGAGCATGAGGCGAGCGAACTCGCGGCCATCGTCGACGACGGCCTTGAAACGCTTGATGTCGGATTCAGTCGGGTTCTTGAGGTTGAAGCTCTCGCGTTTCGTCAACGCCAGAATCTTTTGACCGGAGATTTCCTTGTATTTCGCCAACTGCGCCGGGGTCATCGTCGCGGGCTTTTTCGTGACCGGGTCGGTGTAGTTGGCGGTCGGCGACTGCGGGGCGTAGGCGTCGCTTGGATGCGTCTGGCGATAGCGCCAGAGCATTTCATCGAGCGGTTGCGCCTGATCCCCGCCAAAGTCGGTGAAGTCGATGATGCGGGACGCTGAGTTGCCTTTCTTCTCCAGCGGGTCGCCGTAAAGGTCGCGCTTGATTTCGCCTTGGCCGTAAGGCCAGAGCGCGGCGGAGAGGTTATCAACGAAGCCATCCTTGCGCTCGCGGAAATACGGGTCGGCCTCGCGAAGCGGCTGGCGGATGATGTTCGGGATGACGACGGCCAACCGTTCGGCAGTGAAGCGAGAGAGATCGGAGTCGCCGGAGGCGATCTGCTGCGCGTCGGAGAAGCCGCGCAGGAACGTCTTTTCGGTGAGTTGCGAGCGAAGAGCGCCAATGATCTTGCCGCCAGCCTCGCCAAGCGACTGCTTGCCTTGGCGATACATGGCGAGTTCGCGCATGGTGTCGACCGTGGCACCCAGGACGGTGGCGGCGGGCTCAAGGCGTCCGTAGGAGAATCCCACGCGCTTTCCGCCAGGCATCTTCATCGAAATTTCGTAGGGGCCGAGCCCGAGGCGGTAGCCAAGCTCGCGGTCGCCCTTCTTTGTCTCGCCATACGGGCGGGATCCGGTGATGAGGATCGGCTTGTCCAAGTCGTCATCGTCACCCTCGCCCGCGCCGGAGGCAGCGAGCAGCATGACGAGGAGTGCGCCTTGTGCCTGCTGTGCGAGTCGTTCGGCGATCTCCGCTTTTCCACCCTTGGCGTTGAGCGTCCATTTGCCGTCGATCACGCGGAGGTTGCGACCGATGAGCACGCCGATGTCCACGAGGCTGATCGGGTTCAGCGTCCGGCGGGCGGCCTGACGCACGATGTTGAAAGGCACCTTCTGGAACGGGAAGAAGAGGAGGCGAAGCGCAAGGAGGGTCGACTTGGCTGCAAGGCTGTCGGTCTTCTGGTTGAGGAATTTACCCATCTGGGCCGCGCCCGCGCCAACCACGTCGCCGATGTCACGGATCGGCACTGCCTTCCCAGTGGTGATGTCGGTCTGACCCGGCAGCGGAGCGGCAAAGATCCGGTCGGCTGCTTTCTTTGCAGCGAGCTGCCACGCGGGCGAACCGGGGAGATTCACCTGTTGTTTTAGGAAGGTGTCGAACTTCGGCGTGCCGGGTGTCAAACCTTCGCGGCGAGCGAGGCGGTAGGCCATTGCGCCGACTTCCATGCAGGCGTTCGCGGTCCGGACAAACTCGTCGGTGGCGAGAAGCAGGCGGGTGGGAGTGCGGATGATGCGCCCGAGGTTGCCACCAATCGAACCGGTGCGGTAGATGCCGCGGCTTTCAAAGATGGCGTCGAGGTCGGGAGCCTTTCCAAGCACGTCCTCCTCGAAGAACGGCATTTCCGTTCCCCAGGCGGCAGCGGCGTTCGTCCAGGCGCGAGCCATGAACGGACCAGCGGCTTTCAGGATGTATTTGATCTCGCCAAGGCTGGCGGCCATCGGGTCGCGGAAAAGCAGGTTGGTCGCCATCTCGAAGCCACGGCCAATCGTCATGTCCAACACGCTCGGGATGATCGTGGAGGCGTTAACCATCATCGTCTGAAGGCCGGAAAGGATGCTGGCGTAGTAATACTCTGAGCCCTTGTCGAGGAGGTCAGCATCGATGGCATTGATCGTGCGGGCAACGACCATAACGTGGTTGCGGTCGCTGATGTCGAATCGATAGTCGGCAATGTCCTTGCCTTCGCGGAGGATCGTTTCCACCGACGTGTCGTATTTCGAGAGGATGCTGTTGATCTCGGCGATCAGGCGCACGCCCTTGGCCTTCTTGTCGCCGGTGAGTGTGGCAACCTTGCCCTCCACGCCGGCCAGATCCCGGAGCGTCGCGACCTTGCGCATGATCTCCGCTCGGTCGGTGTCGTTGAAGGTGTAAGAGGCGAGCCCGTCGGTGAACTCGGGGCGGGACCAGTTGGCGTCAATCGGAGCGACGGTCTTGGGTTTGGCACGCTTCACCGACTTTCTAACCGTCGGCACTTCGGCGGGCATGCCAAAGCCAACCGCCAGGATACGCTCGATTTCAGCCTCCACATCCTCATCGGAAAGCATGGAGGCGGCACGGAGCCCGTCGAGCTTACCCTTGAGGTCTTCGAGCTTCATTCCGGCCTGCACCTTGGCCTTGATCTTGTCGCGAAGCTCGCGGCGGATGCGGGCGTTGAGTTCTTGAATCTTCGCATCGCTCAGTCCGGTGAGCTTGCGGATGTCGGCCAGTGCCCCACCTTTCTGGATGGCAGCCACGGCCAGCTTCTCCGCTTGGGTGAGCTTGGCGATGGCGTCTTTCATCACCTTCTCCTTGGCGAGAGAAAGCGAGACTTGGCCGCTGGTGATTTCGTCCAGCGTCACGCCCATCTTCTTCAGCGCCTTCTCGATCTTGGTCAGGCGTTCAATGACCGCTTTGCGGATGGCGGCACGGGCCTGGGCGGGCGACTGGCTGCGACCCTCGATGTCGTTGAGGAGAGATTGCGGAAGTTCGTAGAGCGCACCGGCGATGAAATCACGATGGCGCTCTTCCGGGGTCTTGAATGGGTCGGTGCCAGCGGCAAGCACGCGGGCCTGCTCGGAGCGAACCTCGCGGTAGCCATGGCGAAGCACAGCGGCGTCCGCATGCTTCTGCTTGTCATTCCCGGCCTCCTTCGTGCGCTTCTCGGCGAGGATGCGACCAGCCACCACATCGGCGGCGGTGAACTTCTGTCCGCCACGGGTGTAGGCGGCCTCCAGAATCTTCTCCTCGACCGCATCGGCGTCGGTTTCGACGAGTCGGCGGCCCTCGTTCTCCCACTGCTGCTTTTCCTGACGCTCGGCGACCCATTTCCGCATTTCATCGGTGACGTCCATTTCAGCGCGAACGTCCTCGTCCTCGGAAATGTTCGCGAGGTCCGGACGACCAGCGACCTTGCCCTGCTGCTTGAACGCGGCTTGTTGGGCGCGGATTTCGGCCTCGACTTCCGGGCCTGCCATCGTCGCGCGGCCTTTTTCACGGAGGTCGGCGATGTTGGGGAGGGTTTCGTTGTCGGAGAGGTCGGCGGCTTGGAGGGATTGGCCGCGCTCGCTCATCGTCCCAATGAAACCATCGCGGTCATCCGCGCTCTTAAAATGGAAGCCGGGAATCGCGCCAGCACCACGGAATGAACTGTAGTTCCCGTTGTAGCGTCTCGCCATCGCCTTCGCAGCGGAGTATTCGACGTCATCAAGTTTCCGATTGATCTTGGCAACGAACACCTGATGTCCGTCCCGGGTGTGGGTGAACTCCATCGGAGAGAAATCCCCGGCGTTTTCCGTTGCGACCGGCAAGACCGCGCCGCGGCCGCCATTGATCAGTTCTGCCATCATTTCGGACGGAGATTTCTGAACCGATGGAGTCGGGCGCTCGGGGATTGTGGAGTCCTTAAGTTTGGCGAACAGATCCTTGATGTTCCCGGCGTCGGTGAAGTCGCGATATGCCGGCTGACGAGCATCATCGGCCTTCACTTTGTCGAGGATGACGACGCGAGCGGAGACCGACGTTCCGGCTCGCTCAAACGTCACGGATGGCAGCATGACCTCTCCGGCCATGAACACGCCCTCGGTCTCCTCATACCACTTGTCGAAGCGTTTCCCCATTGAGCTCCCGTTCGGGATTAAGGCAACGATGCGCCCGCCGTCCTTGAGGTGCCTGAATGCCTTTTCGAGGTGATCCATCGCCGTTTTCCCTGCGGTGCCGAACGGCGGATTCATCACGATCGCGTCGAACTTGTTGACGATGTCGTAGTTCTCGAACGTGGTCTGGTGGATTTTTGTGTCCGGCGAGTTGAGCGCGAGGCGTCCGGCAAGCTCGAACGATGGCTCGACAGCGTGGCGGATCGTTGAGTCAGGGAAGAAACGGGCGATCGCGCCGTGGCCACCGCTAGGCTCTAGGATTTTTTCTCCAGGCCGCACGTTTGCCCACTCGACCATCTTGAATCCAAGCGGCTCCGGTGTTGCGAAATAGTCGATCCCCTCCGCCGCCTTGGTCCGATTGGTTTTTTTCTCGTTGGTGTAGTAGAGCGCGACAGCGTTGTCGAAGGGGTTGCCATTGTCACGAGCGCGGTCGGCACGCTTTCCGCCGCTTCCCTGCTCGGCGCTAGGGGTGGATGGCTGTGCATCGTTGTAGCCAGTCGAGAACGCCTGAAGTAGGGCGCGGGCTTTTTCGCCCATCGCGAGGTTTTCGGCGGTGCTGGCGCGGTTGGCGATCGTCTGGGCAAAGGTCCATCGCTCAAAGTCGGTTCCGGTGGTGAGATATTCGAGAACGGCATTACTCTTGACCCCATGGCGGAAAATTCGGCCTTCGCTCTGGATGGCATCGGTCGGTCGACCAGGGATACCAAGATCCATGAACACGCGCTGGTGTTTACCGTCGATGTCGTGAAGGGAAATCCCTTCCTTGCCGCTGGCCCGCTGGACAAGAACGATGTCCATCTTTCCGCCGGACGTGTTGAAGTCCTCGACAATTTTCCTGCGGTTCTTGGCCGACACGTCTCCGTTGAAGATTCCGGCATCAGGAAATGCAGAAGCGATGACATCGATTGGAGACCTGAGCCCATCGAGCAGTTTTACCAAGCTGTCAAAGCCGGGGACCATGTCACGCAACTCGTCGTAGGCCAGTTTCGCTTCTGGACTGAATGACTTCAATCGAAGCGGGTTGATCGCTCCGCCCTTCTTGTAATCGTGGAAGATGACGACCTTGCGGCCAAGCGCCTGATGCTTCTTGATCCGACTCACTGCCTCACGGGCCTTGATGCCTTCCAGCAGGTAGCGGCGGGCGAGGTAATCACCGATCTCCATTGCATCTGTGTCGCGAAGCACGCGGAACTTGTCCTCGTTGCTGATCAGGTTGAAAACCTCATCCACCTTGGCTCCGATGGCGCTTTCGGTCAGCACGAACTCGCGACTGTAATCGAATGGCACGTCGAGCGCCCTACCACGCATCGCGCCCTCTTTTTTCAGGCGCTCGGAGAACATTCGCTCCAGCATGCCGGCGGCAGTTGCATTCTCGGGCTGGGTCAACTTCCCGTAGCGCATCCGGTAGCCGAAATTCTCCATGAAGAACTTCGAGCGCGAGGACGCATGATTGTAGCCGCCGACGGTCTTTTCATTCTCCTTCGGGTGGTCGAAAAGGTAGCTCTCAGCGTAGTCGAGACTGAAGTGATAGGCGAAGGGCGTTGCGGAAAGGAACAGCGCCTTCGGGCGGTCGGATTCCTTCATCCCGGCGGCGATCTTGGAAAGCTCCTCCCGGCGGGTATTGATCTTCAAATCAAGGACTCCGTAGCGACGATCAAGCGTCCTATTTTCCTCCTGAAGTGCCTGCCGCACTTGGTCCATGGTATCAGAACCATTGATGATGCGACTGTTGGAATCAATGCTTGCGCGGATGGCGGCAATCTCGGCGAACTCATCCGCCATTTCCATTGCAAGACGGCTCCTCACACCCTCGGTTGGATGCCAAGTCAGTCCCCGGAGCGTTGCGAGCGCCAGCGTCGGCGATCCATCTTTGGAGGAGGAGAGGTAGTGGGCCTCGTCGGTAACGACCATCCCCCACGGGCGTGAGACCAGTTCGTTGTTCTGTCCGAAATTGGCGTAGGTAGTGACGACGACCCGATTCCCATCGCCGCGGTCTTTGGTGTCGTTGAGCTGAGCGATGTCCTGGATGCCGAAATGCTTCTTTGCGGCGGCGGCCCAATCGCTTCCGATCTTGTCGGATGGCGCGACGATGATGATGTGCTTTTCGCCACGATCAAGCGCCCGCTTGATGGCACCAAGTCCGGAGAACGTTTTTCCGGTGCCGGTTCCGTTGGTGAGCAAGACACCAGTTTTTCCGGACTCCAGAAGGCGCTTCTCTATGAATGCGACATCGCCCGCCTGGTCAATCGTAAGAGCGGGAGCGGATTTCCTTATGTCGGCTGCATCGCGGATGCCTTCAACGCCGCTTGATGCCACCGGTTCAGGTGAATTGGCGATGACAAGGCCGTCGTGAGTGTCGTTCTCTCCGCGCTGGAAAGCCTCCACTCCATTTGCATCAGGTCGGCCGCTTCCTCGGGTCGATTCATTTCCGGCAAGGCGCTGGCCAGATTCGGATGCTGATTCACGAACTCCTGAATCGCGCTGCGCTCCGCCAGCATCGGCAAGCACGTTATCAGGCTGGACACGATTGCTTCGTCCGTCCCGGCTGCCGCTTCCAGCCTCGCCCACTCGTCCTCCATCTCCGCGATCTGCTGCTGATCCAGTCGAAACGCCACTTTCGCCGCCGGGGTTTCCAGCGACTGTGTTTCCGCGATCTGATTCCAGAGGGGTGCCGGGATTTCCGTCATTTGAGGTAGGTTCGTTGATTTTTGAATAAACTCCAGCCCAATCCGGCGAAGCCTGCAACGATGGGTCGACCATCCGAAACGCGCTCCACACGGCGTCTGAGTAGGCGCGGAGCTTGGGGGAAATCTTGTCGAGGGCGGCGGCGAGCCCGTTGGGGGTCTTCACCCCTTCGGCGATCAGCTTCTGCGCGGCGGCGATGAATTGGCCGATTTTCTCGGGCGGGATGCCTTGGGAGTAGGTGGGCGCGCTGTCGGAAAGGTCCGCTGCATTCAGCCCATCCACCATGTCGCCGAAAGCATCCTTCAGGGCTTGCTCGGCTTCGGTGAGGGCGGGAGCCCCAAACATATCCCCCTGCGCTGCATCCTGGGCGGCTTTCGCGTCCTCCTTGGCCTTCCGGTCGGCAGCGACCTTGTCGCCGTCAACGGTGGTATCCTGCCCGAGCTTGAACCCGCCATCGTCGGCGAACAACTCCTTGGAGTCCGCGTTGCGGATGTCCATTTTGGAGGCGGGGGTTTTCAGCCTCTTGAATTGCTCCTGCTGGTCGCGGTAGTCCTTGGCCGACTGATCTTGGAGCGGATTGGTTCCGCCGGGAGGCGTGTAGGTTCCGACCTCTTGGCCGATTCGAGCACCTTCCCTCAGAATGCCGATATGGAACGGCACTCCAGCCACTTGCCGGACTTCACCTGTGTATTCGGCGCGGTCGCCTTTGACGTAGAAGTAAACGGGCTCGGCGGCTACTTCGCCGCCCGTCGCTTCGCCTGAATCCTTCTGGCTGCTGCCAGCAACGCCAGTCGATGAATCTCCTTGTCCGAGAGCTTCCGCTTCACTGGCAATTTGCTCGAATCCGGCTGGGTCTGTGGCGGCATGCTCATCAATGGACTCATACCCCATTTCCTCAGACGCATCAACTAGCCATTCGGCTTCAGCCTCAATTTGCTCCGGCTCAATAATTGCCTCGGAAGCCTCAACGTAAAGCGTCTCTCCTGACTCCAAGACCTGACGTCCAAACCGTGATCCATCTTGCAGGATGACGGTGCCGTCGTCCTCAACCGCTTCTACGGTCATTGGCTCGCGGTCGATTGTGACGACGTCGCCGACCTTCAGGTCAGCTACTTCAACCTCGTTGCGGCCAAAATCGTATTCGTTGGCGTCCTTGAATGCGGCGGTCTGCGTCGGGGTGGCGAGTTTGCCTTGTTCGGCGGCGATCTCAGCCTCCGACCATTCGCGATTGGGATTCAGAGCCTTGTCGGCCTGCCCACGAGCGATCTGGTTCAGCTCGTTCATGACGAGGATCATCGCCTCGTCGTTGGTCACGTCTCCGAGCTGCTTTGCCCAGTCGTCGACCTTTGTGTTGGTGCGATCCTGGCTGAAGAGCATGCCGTGGATCTCCTTCGCGACTTTGCCGTTGAAGTCGTCGCCGAACGCGCTCTTTGGCATGTAAGCATCGAAGCCCTTCCACTTTTCCAGAAGCGCACGCTGGTTTTCGGTGATCCTCCCGGACTTGCTGCGGTTCTTGATGATCCTCAGCATGCCAGCGGGTGGCGCTTCGATTCTCTGACCGACAATCTTGGCGATTGAAGCCAGCCTCGAATCGGTCGCATCAAGAATCCGGTAGGCCTCGCGACGGGCGGGCGTATCGATCGTGCGGGGCTTTTGTTTCTTCTTCGGGGTGGTTTCTGAAATAGCGGGGGCGCTTGTTTCAGGTTGGGCGGGCGACCTCGACGCCAGCCAAGAATCCACATCCCGAATGATGATGTTTGTGAACTCGGTGAAATCCTGCGCTTTCCATCCGAGGCGCTTTCCAAGCGGTCCGATCAAACGGTCTTCGCGGTTGGCGTCGTTGACGTATTCATTTGCGTCCACGTAGTCAGCAAGCTCGGAGAAGCTGCGAACGGTGTCGGGGATAGTTCCGGACTGGATGTCAGCTTCGATTTCAGCAATGGCCGACTGAACCCTTGCAGTCCTCACTTCGGCTTCCGAAATTTCTTTGGCACTTGTGGATTCAGGATTACCCGGAGAGAACAGATCACGCTGTTTGACCGGATCGGGAGCGTCTTCCTGTGCGATTGCGCGCTTGGCCGACCACTGGCCGTAGTCGCGGTTTGCCATGTAGAAGGCGTAGGCAAACTGCTCCGGAGTGAGTGAGCGGGCGGTTTTCCCGGCTTTCGTGCTGCCGGAGAGCTTGTGGATGCGCGAACCCTGGGCGGGGTAAACCATCGCTTCTGGGAGTTGCTCGTTGAACGTGCCGAATATCTGCGTGCGCTTGGTGTAGTCGGCCCCGTACATGAACGGGTCGAAGACGAGCCGGGGCTCGGCCACCTTGGTGTGCTTTTTGATCGTGCCAATCGGGTTTTCGAGCCCCCAGATCAGCGGGCGGAGGTAGCCGATGAGATCAAGCGTGTGATCGACAAGGCGCGTGTTTTTCTCGAGGCTGGCTTTTTTTTGCTCAGCCTTGGCTGGGTCGTGGAACCACCGGTTGCCGGCGAGTGAGAAGTCGGTGCATGGCGGCTGCGCGAGCACGATGTCCACCATGTCGAGCCCATTGTCCTCCATGAACTCGCGGGTGAGATTCTGAACATCCTCTTTCCACGAGTCACTGTCTTCATCTAGGTCGAAGCGGATGACGGTGTAACCGGCATCCACCCACGGCTGTGACCACACTCCCGACGAGTCAAAGAGGGAAACCACGTATTTCCCGGAGTTCTGATTGTCCTTGTTGGCACCGTCAGCCTTGGCCTGGGCCTTCCACTCGGCGAGCTTGGCTTCGGCCTCTTCAGGCGTCATCCATTGCGGATTTGAAATTCCCTGAAGCTGGTCGTTCTTGAAGATCGGGGTCTTTTTCTGCGACTCCGGATCTACGCCATTCCAAATGTCGTGCTCGATCGAGTCGTAGTAGGGAAGCGGATCGTCGGCGAGGTCGGTGCCAGGCGCGAGTTCTTCCAGCGCCTCATCAAATGACAGCGTGCGGGTTGGAAGAGTGGTAAGTGAGGCTTGCTGCTGTTCGCGATCGATAGCGTCTTCCCCTACCCAAACATACTCCTTGCCCCTGCGCTTGTATCCTTTTGGCAGTTCCAATTTGAAATCATCAACTCGATCTGCGGGGACATCATCGCGCCGGGAAATTGCTTCGATGGTGTTTTCGCGAGCGATACTATTCATCCAGTCTTCGCGGGCTTTTCTATCCTCTTCGGATTGTCTTATGGCCTTCTCATACGCAGACTCCGCAGACTCCGCCGGCGCCATCGTCCCCATAAGCGCGGTAAAAGCCTTTTTCAATTCGGCGGCAAACGCTTTGTTTTCCCCATCAGGCTTGATCGTTCCGTTGTCAATAGCGTCAAGAAACTGCTTGGTTAGAGACAGCATTTCATCGCGCAGCTTCACCGGCCAGCGAGTGATTTCCGCATCTTTGAATTTGTTGAAATCAAACTTTTGCCGGAGTCCTGAAATCCATTCTAACCTCCCAGATTTGAGCGCTGAAAGGATCGCTTTCTTTTCGCGAATGAACTGTTCTTTGACACTTTTCTCACTTTCTTTGGCGATCTTCCGGTATTCGCTGACAGTGAGCTGGGCGTCTTTGTTGAAGCCGCTCATGACTGACCGGTAACCGGTGGTCGAGACAGGGAAGAATCCAGGATCAACGGCGTTGATGGACCGGTATCCGGCGCTGTTCTGCTTCCACTCAAAACGCACGCCGTCGATCGTGTAGATCCCAAGCTCCAGCGGGGCATTGTCGTCCTTGGGAACTTCCCGCTCGATTGCGGCAGTAGCCTCCGCCTTCGGAGCGTCCGATGCCTCATCGACCGGAGCCCTCAAAACCTCCACCTCCCCAACCGGGACCAACTTGTTCCCGGCGTCGGTCTTGATCAGCGCCTGCTCCTTGTTGTCCGAGATCGCGACATAGACACCCTCGACGCCGGAGGCGGTCCTGACTCGATCACCAATCGATGGAAGGTCTGCGCGTCCTCCCACGACAGCCCCGCCATCGCCGTCAGTTTTTCGACTGGGCTTTCCTGCCTCGCCATCTCGAACAGGCGCTTTGACGGGAGCGGGCTTTTCGCTGCGATTTGGAGTAGCTGGAGGCTGGGTGGCATACTGGGAAAGGAAAGCTTCCAGCGCGTCCACTTCCGCCTTCAGGACGGGGGAGAGGCTGGTGGTCATCGCCTTCAGGGAGGCGAGGGCGGCAGTGATGTGGTCGCGGATCGACTGGCTGAGCTTCTTCCACAGGCGGGCGGACTCGGTTGGACTTCCGGTGGCGATCTGCTGGGAAAGCATGCGGAGGCCTTCCATGGCCTTCTCATGAGGCTTCAGATTTTCGAAGCCTGTTCCATAGAGGGCCTCGATGCCTGACTTTTGCTCGGCAGAAAACTCTCCCTGCCACATCTGGCCGTAGTGACTTATGAGCCAAGCGTCAAAGTTTCCGCCAGGGCTTCCCGCTTGCTCAAAGACAGCACGGGCCGCGCGGAGGTGGGCGACGTGGCGGATTTCCTCGTCAATGACGCTGGCGACCCATTCTCCGGCTTGGTCTTCGCTGAATCCAGCCTTGGCGGCAATATCGGCCAATCGTGATGGGTTGATGCGAACGCCTTTTTCGGTGGCCGTGGCGTGAAGACCATCATGAATGTCGATCGGGATGGTCGTGCCCTTCTTGCGCTCAGCGATGGCTTTGGTGATCTTGCGCTTGAGGGTGGCGGGGTCGGTGGCTTGTGGTGCATCCGTGACGGGCAACGGTGCTTGTTGTTCAGCAACCGGCGTTTCGTTCACAACAACGGGCTCTAAACTACTAACTTGGGAGGAATTAGGAGTAGATTGGGAGTTTGCACCCTCAATCGCAGTCTTCACCGTCTCCCCGAGCTTCCACTGAGGCATACCAACGGCCATGCGCTCCGCTTCCTCCCGGGTCTTCGCCTGCACCTTGACCGACGTTCCGGCGGCTCCGGTGACGGTCCATGGCTTCGAGGCGCGAACGGCAGCAGCCTTGCGGGCTTCCGTCTCGGTTTGTTTGACGCGAGCGGCAGCGGTCGGAGAAACGGTGCCGGCTTGTTTGATCGCCTCGTCGAGCAAGATCGGGCGTCCATCGGGGCCAATGTCGACAAGTGGGGCAGTGAGCCCTTGTGCTTCCAGGGTCTTCGCGTCGGATGGCTTGCCAGTGCGCTGGATTCCGAGGGACTGAAGTTCTGTGTGGGTGAGGAGATCGAGCGATTCACCGCGGGCGATCTTGGCGACGGCACGCGCACGCGGGGGCTTGGTGGCCTCAGCAGAGGCCTTGTCGAGATTCTGTTTGGCCGCTTCGATCGCGACCTTGTCGCCGGTAGCGGTGGCCTCATCGAGCGCGGCCAGCGCATCGCTGACGGCAGAGGCAGCTTGCTCCTCGAACTGGCTGATCTCGCGGTGGATCTTCACCCCGTCGGCCACGCGCGCGGCTGCCTCGTCAGGGGTTTCGCCGGGAGTGAGGTAGTCGCCCACAACATCCTGAGAGGCACGGATTTCCTCCGGCGTGACCGGCGCGGCGGTCGGGTCGGTCTTGAGGGTTTCGGCAGTGACGCGCGCGGCTTGAGCGTCAGGGGTCTGAGGGTGGTTGTCGAACGAGGCCTCCAAGACCTTTGTTCCTCCGCCCATGATGCCGCCAACGGTTCCGGCTTGCACGGCTTCCTCCCAGGCGTTTGCCAAATTGGTGTCGGGGTCGGCGGTCAGGAATGACTGCGCGAGCTGATCGGCAAATTCTTCGGTGAACTCACCACCGGAGGCCTTGATGACGTCGGCGGCAAAGCGCCGGGTGTTCTCGAGAAGTTCCTTTTTCGTGGCCGACTTCAGCAAGTCGCGCACGGTGACGTCGGCCACGCTGCGGCCAGCGGCGACCTTTTCCACGCCGCCAGCCCCCATTTTCTGCATGATGCCAGTGATGACCGCCGTGGAGACGCCGGATTTGTAGGCCTTGTCGAACGCAACCTCGTGGGTGTCGCCCGCTGCCCGTTGCTGGGCGTAGGTCATGCCTGCCGACTGAGCGCCAGCCATCGAGACAGTGCCGATGTTGGCGATCGTTGGCGCGGCCTTACCGGTGATGGCTGCCGCACCACCAAGAAGGCGACCGGTGACGATCTGCGCGGCCATCTGTGGCACCTGCTGGACAATCTGCCCGGTGATCCCGGTGTCAGCCTTGCCTTGGCCAATGAGGTTGCTGGCCTCTGCGCCCTGAGCGGCCATTTCCGCCATGGTTTCACTGCCAGCCATGCCGCCAAGCCCGAGGACCATGTTGGCGTTCTGGAGATTCCCCATCATCCAGTCAGTCGCGATCCCTCGCGCCCATTTGGTCGGCCCCGACTGCTTGTCGATGACCTCGCGCTCGTAGTCGGCGATGAACTTGGCGGTGATCGTGTCCTTGCGCCCGGTTTCGGACGCCCATTCGGAGGGAGATTTGAGCCCGCTTCTGCCACCACCGCTACCAATGCCAACGGAAAGGGTCGATTGGCCCTCCTTCGAGTTCAGCATTTGCGCGGCAGCCTCGTACGCTTCCAGCTTCCCGGCGGCGACGTTGTTCTGGACGCCCTGGATAGTAGTCTTGGCGTAGGCCTTCTGCTCCGGCGTGGCGGAGGACTCATCAATGACCGCTTCCGCCTGCTTGGTGTCGAGGATGTAGCTGGAAAGCGGATTGAGGAGGATGCGCCCGTCAGACAGCACACGGGTCTTTTCCTCCGTGTCCCACTTCCGGGATTGAGCGCCAAGGTCCGACCACGCGGTTGCGACCTCCTCGTCGGAGAGATTGTTGTCCTGCTGGAACTTGTGGAAAACGGATTGGATGGCATCCTTCTGGACGCCGCCGGACTCAAGTCGCGCCCCGAGCTTCTGGCCACCGGTGACAGCGAGATTCCCGATGACATTGATGATCGGATTGTCCTGCTGCTGCATCATCAGCGGCAAATCCCAATTCCCGTTCGCGCCCCGGCGGATGCCTTGGTCGCTGGAATTGCCCATTGCGGCAGTCGCGGAGCCGTAGAGCTTGGCCGACTGAAGCGCGGCGGCAAGCGATTCCGCCTTGGGGAGCTTCGGCTTACCGTCCATCACCTCCGCCTTGCCCGCGGCCTCGGTGGCGACTTGCTGAAGTTGCGCGTCCGGCTGTGCCTTCTGCTGGGCGATCTGTGTCTTCGCGGCGGCAAGTTCCTGCTGGCGTTGTTGGAACGCGGGCAGGTCATTGCCACGCACGCCCTGCTGGGCTTGCTGGCTCAACTGCTCCTCTTCAAGCGCGGCGGACTCTTCGGCAGCGATGATGCGGGCGGTGTTGGCCTGGGCCTGCTGGGAGGCTTCCTGTGCCTTCTGCTCGATCGGCTTCGCCTGCTGGCGCTGCTGAAGCCATCCGGAAACGCCGCCTTGCTTGATCTGCTGGAGGCGAACTCGTTTCTGGTAGAGGTCTTGTTCCTCTTGGATGCGAGCGTCGTGGTCGACGAGCTGCTTCTTGAGGCGCTGGTGCTCCGGGTCGGTCTCTGCCAAGCCAGAGCCCATGGAAAGAATTTCCTCGCGCTTCTTGTCGGCGAGCTTGCGCTGGTCGTTTGGGTCGTCAAGCCGAAGGCGGGTCGCAGCCTCGTCATCCTGGGCGGCCTTGACGTCACGCAGATAAAGCGACTGCGCGGCCATCTGGCCGACTTCCGGATCGTCAAGCAGGGTCTCCGGGTCGTGATCTTCAACGCTGCCGTCGGGGAACTCACGCTGAAGGATGCCAATGCCGGATTTCCACTTTGGCTGGCGGGTGGATGAGGCGCGCGGCGAGTCCTGCTGACTCTGGCGAACCCGTGTCTGTTCGGCGCGAATCCCCTCCTCGTTGAGGCGCTGGAAATGCGAGTTTCCAGCAAGCGACTTCCACGCCGGCGGGCGCGTCAATGGCGATACCGTGCCGCTTTCCGGACTCGGATCTGCACCGACTGCCTGCTCACTGACACCTCGGCGAAAAACGCCTTGATCCATTTGACGAAAGGGTCCGTTTGGCATGGTCGATCAGTATCCAGAAGTTTGGCGGCCGAATTTGGCGAGAAGGGCTTGGTCTTTCTTGTCCTGCTCCAAGGTGGAGCCTGCCGAACGCATGCGCGTGCGGGCCGTTTGGTATTCCTCCAGCGAAACGTCACCGGGCTTGGCGAGCGTCGGTTTGGCTTTCGGGTCGGCTTGGTAGCCTTTTGAGGGATCGAAGGAGACGCCGGGGCGCATCTGCGGGGCCTTGACGACGGGAGCGGCTGGGGCGCGGTATTTCGCACCCACAACGGCGTCCTTTTTCATCACGCGGCCAGCGGCCTCGTAGTCGCCAGCATTCGGATCAGGCTTGCCCGCCATCTGCCGCGATGCCGCTTGGCTCTCGGCGATGTTCTGGCGGCTGACCGACTGCGCGGCACGCCCCTGCATGGCCGAATCACCCTGGATGACGTCACCGGGCTGATAGCCGAACGGAAGACCGGTCAGGCGATTGATGCCTTGGCCGGGGTTGCTGACGACGGGTTGTCCGGTCGGGGTTGCGGCGGCGGCGGCTCGGCGCTTGTCGAGTTCCGCTTGGGCCATCGGTGACAGTGCGGGTGCCGGGGCTGTCGGTGCGGCGGGAATGGTTGGGCGCTGGAGAGGGGATGGGGGTGTGATCGCCACATTCTGCGGCCCACTTGGCGCGGGTGCCGGGGCGGCGACCGGGTTGGGGGCGGGCTTGGTGAGTGCCGGAGTCGTTTTGGCTGGTGCGGGCGCTGCGGCAGGCATCATCGACCGCCCGCGCATCATCTCCTCCTCACGCTGGCGCTTGGCCTCTGCCGCCAACTCCGACGGCGACATCATGCCTCTGCGCGCGGAATTGGCATACCCGTCACGGAGCTGCGGCGATGATTGCGACCACTTCTGGCGGGCCATCATGTTCGCCTGGTCGATGGTCTTCCCCTTGAGCGCACCCTTGGTAAAAGTCTCCCCGATCATGCCGCGTTTCGGCTTCTTCATCGGCCCGCCTTGGGCCAACAGGCGATCTTGCGCCAACGCGAATCCAGCGGCTTCCGGGTAGTCCATGCGGGGAAACTAGCGGACGGGTCGCGTTACGTCAACGGGGTGATGGGGAATTGCTCGTCAAACCTCTTCACCCAATCAGCGGCCACTTCCCATCCCCGCTCGTCCGCCAGCGTCTCCATGATGGATCTGGCCTCATCTAGCAGGCTCGCGCCTCCCTTCATCCGCTCGGCGTACTGCAGTCCGTCGGCGAGCTCCTCCTGGAGGTGCTGAATCCACTGCGCCAGCGACAGGTCGCGCCGGTCCATGCCAATGCCGTATTTTTTACGACCAACCTCGCCACGCTGGCGGATCATCTGGACGACGGCGTTTTCGGTAGCGGGGTGCAACCCCTCCGCCTTCTCACGCCACCGGTCACGGTCGCGCATCATGGCGTCGTAGGCTTCGAGTTCGGTGGGGGTCATGGCTTGAATTTGGATTTGACCCACCTCACCAGCTTCTCCCATGCGAGGAATGCGTGGATCCCGGCATAGAGGAGGACAAACAGGGCGATTGTGGCGACCCCGATGACATCACCGAGGGTCCAGACGAAGACGGAGAGGCTCATGGTCGGTTCAGTAGTTGTTCGATTCTTGCGGCATGAGCCTCCGTCATCCCCTCGTAGCTCCCCGTTCGCACATAGCGGCCCGTTCCGTCGTCGGCGTCCGAGTCATCATCCACGATGGCGTATTGCGTAACCTCGGCGTGGTCGGCGAGCCATGCGGTGATTTCCTCGTGGCGAGCGGCGGCGACTACGACATGCCCGCCGGGGCTTGGCTTTTCCAGCATCGGAGTCTGCCCCACGCACTCAATCCCGCGAGAGCGGAACATTGGCAGTAATCGATCCGCCATCAAGTGAGGGTATCTCCTCCACGTCGAGGACACCACGACCTTGCACCCGACGCGACGGCAGAGATCCGCCAGCAGGTCGCACTTGTCTGTTTCAAGCCCTTGATTGGACTTCCCGCAGCGGTTGAGGACGCCATCGACGTCGAGGAAGAGGATTTTCACAGCCTCCTCCTTTCGGCTCTCTCCTCCACCTCTCCATCAATCCACGATGAATGCCGTAGCTTCCGGCACCAGAGGTCGTGCGCCCACCACGCCACAGCGACGAGGTGATTCAGCGGGAACGCAACGTAGAGGTATCGGTCGCGCTCGGCGGAATAGTGGGAGTATCCCATCCACCAGCGCGGGCGGGTGTTGCCGCAGGTCCATTCTTGGAGGGGGTTCATGGGTCAGTCTTCCGTTTCACTCTTCACCGCTGCCACCAGCCGCTCGACATATTCCCGCGTCCCTGCGACGGGATCAGCAAATCGCGATGGATTAGGAGGATGGTTAGATCGCAGAAAATTGATTGCCTTGCTGATGATTTCTTCTGCGATTTCCTGCCGCAACGCCGACGCAACCTCACGGATGAGGCAGAGTTCAGCGGCGGTGGCCTTCGATTCAAGTTCTTTGATGGTCATGGCTCACGCAAATCTCTTCAAAGTCTCGATCACGCGATTGGCACACTCACGAGCAGCCACCAGCGGGGTTCCGTGCCCAAACTCCGACTTGACCTCAAACGAGGTGCCCACCGAGGCAACGTGCATATCGATGTGGCAATGCCAGCCTGAGCCATACATACCAACGCGGGGTTTGCCGAACTCGCACAGCTTCACCAGCAAGTCCTCAAGCGGCATGTCGGGGCGTAGTGCCTCGGCCTTTTGGGCTTGGGAGAGGGGTGCGGACTTTCCCGATTCAATCACTTCATTCATTTCCCCGCCACCCAATCACCACTCTCGCGTTACGTCAACGATTATCCATATTGCGCCCGCCCCATCGCCCTCGCTCCAGTCTTCGGCCTCAAATCCGGCGGCAGCCACTCGTCCCGGGTCTCTTCAAAGAACACGGTCGCCTGCTCGATCAACTGGTGCCCGATCGCCAGTGACAACACGTCGTCGTCATGGTGCCCTTGTGCCGCCTCTGCCCGCCCGTTGGTCTTCACGACAAAATTTTCGAGCTGCTTGATCGCCCAGGGACATCGGATCTCGAATCCCACGCCAGCAACCCCGCGCCCAGTCTCACGCACCGACCGCGCCAGGTTCTCGATGATCATCGGGCGCGTCTTCGTGTCGGTCATCCACCCGAGCGCGTTTGTGGTGATGCCTTCGCGACGGTTGAACATCTCGCGCTCGTAGACGTTGGCGTCCGGGCGGAGCTTCAGGAGCTCGACAAGCCCACGGTCCATGTTCATTTCCGGAACGATCAGCGCCCCGCCGTAGTAGCGCGCCATCCGGTAAATCTCCTCCTCCAGCACATCGATGTCCCACCAGCATCCGAACCGGAGCCCGTCGTGGAAAAGCATGTTGCGCATCACCACTGCGGGCTCGACCCACTTCCCATTCCCGGCATCGATGTAGCCGGCACGGTGGACGAACACGGAATGACTGTCCGGATCGATGCCGCCGGTCTGACTGGCGCCGGTCATCGGGTCGACGGACACAAGATAGCGGCAGCCCACCCGCGGCTTCTCCCACATGACAACTTTTGCCTCTTCCTCACCACACGGGCGGAATGACACGGCGTCGCTCCGGTAGTTCATTTCGACGACTCCGAACGTGCGCGGGCGGATCTTGGCGATCTCCTTCTGGTGTTTCAACCCATCGGCATTGAAGCGGCCACGGCCGGATTTGAGGAAACACGTCTCCGGGTCGAACGGGTAATCCTGCACGAAGCGATCAAAGTCGCCTTTGCACTCCTCCCGGATGGCCCAGCGCATCCATGCGACTTGGTCGAGGTCGAGCGACCACTTGGCCGCAAGCTCGCGCTCCTGCTCGGTCAGATCGGCCTCCGAATGGATGTCTTCGCTGGCCGCTGGCATGCGCGAGTCCTCGAACTCATACCACGGGCTGAAAATCTTGATGTAGCCATTCCGGCCTGCCTTGAACTCCTCGAAGGTGACTCCGCCCTCGAACGTCTCGTAGAAGTCACCGGAGGCACCCTTGGCCGTGCTCTCCTGGATGATGATGGTATCTGCCTCGTAGGGAACGCACTTCAGCAGGCCGTTGAGGACGTTGGTGGCATTGGCGACGCCCTCCTCCTGTAAATACGCAACTTCTGTGACGATAAGCACCTGATACGTGCCTGATCGTCCAGCATTCGAGTTGGCGAGCGTGATCCGCTCCATCGATGACCCGTTGGTGAACCGGGCATCCATGTCCATGACCTTGCACTTCTTCGGGTCAAGCTCGTCGTTCTCGGCGTACGTGCGCAGGATGCGGAACAGGTTTGCTCCCTGGAAGTGAGCGCCACCGGCAATCAGGCCACGGCCACGCTTGGCAAGCAGGCGGCGATAGGCAGTGGCAACGGAAAAAGTCGATGATCCCTTCTGGCGGGGCTTGAGTGCCACGATCCGGCACGGACGTCCATGCTGGTGGCACCACTCGACAACGGCTGAAATCTTGCGCTGGTATTCGTTGACCTTCGGCCGCACCAACTCGCCACCCTTGCGCTCGATCTTGCCGTAGTTTTCGAGCCACGCGGCCGGGGACCACTTGATCGCCTCTTGGATGACTCCATTCAGGTCCATCGGGAAAATTTACCGGCGTCCGCAACCTGGCCGGTGCCGGTTGAAATGAATCCTCGCAAGAGGCCCCGCACGGACTGCGGAGGAGCACTGAAGGGTTGGGTGGTTCTCGCGTTTTGTCAACGGGCAGTCACCGGCAGATGAAACGTAACCTCGCCACAGAAGTCGGCCGCCAGTGACTCGAACCGGGGAAGCTCGTCGGGCAGCTTCGAGAACGCGCTGTCGTCGGACAGCATGCGGTTGTTCGGCACCGCGGCAAACCACCCGGCCTCGACCTGAAGAACGTGGAGTTGCTTGTGCTGCTCGAAACAGTCGGCGAGGGCGTTGCCGCTGAAGTCGACGGTGAAGAGGTATCGCGACTCCATCCGCTTCGGGAAGGCCTCAGCCCCGTGATTCAGGAGCCATGCACGCGAGTTCTTGAGGAGGGCGAAGGCATGGACCGCAAAGTGCTCGGAAAAGGTGTCCCACGGCTGCACAAGCTCCGATGGCGGGCTCTCGCATTCCTTCCAGCAAAGCGCCTGGATCGGAAGGCAAAACATCGCGCCACCGTAGGTTGAGCCCTCAAATCTGACCTGGAACTGGAGGGAGTGCCCCTCCTGGCAGCGGATCCCGAGAACATGCGCCGGGATGAGCTCGCCATGCCCTCGATTGAAGTTCTGGGTGAACTCCCGTCGGACCAAGCAGGGGAGGAGGATCGGGAGATCGGCGAGGATGTTGGGCATGGTGGAGAGGGGGAGTGCCTCGGGGCTTGGGAAAGGTGGGAGGGGTCGGTTTCTCACCTACCGCCACTGTCCTGCGGGTCTTAGTCGCCGACTGGATGGTTTCTGCGCTCCCGTTGATTGAGTGGACCTGGGCGGGATCGAACCGCCGTCCTTCACTGCTCCGCTCCTGAACTTCGACATGCTTAATCGGCCCGTTACGGTGGGCCATGCCGTAGGGCGATCCGGAGACCGCCTCCACCACCCAGTCTTTGCGGCGCTGGGTTCCGTTTGGTGCCCGGTTTGTTTCCCCGCCGGGATCGGGCGTTCGGCGGGGCGTGATGCTCAGGCAGGAAGGGCGAGTTCGCCGATTTCGGTGCGGGAGCGGGCAGTGTTGGTGCCGTTTGTTGTTGTGACCGGCTTTTTACGAGGCCAACCGGTCAACCTCGGCATGCTATTCGGGAGCGGCCCAATGGAGTCGAAACCATTGCAGGCCCGGAGAGGGGATCACAACGCCGTCAGCGCCTGCTTGTACCACCCGCTCGTGCTCGTCACTTCGAGGTTCGCGGTGGCGAGGTAGGTGAACGACGTGTCAAACAGGCGGTCGCCACGGCTTGCCACCGTGCCATCGACGCCACCGGACAACGTTGCCGCGGCGAACACGTTCGTGCCGGCGGTGTAGGTCTCGGTCGTGGCGACCGAGTTCGCAGCAGCTCCGACGACGCGAGCGGTCAGGGTGCAGTTGTTCGAGGAGAACGTGGCAGCCGACACGCTGGCATTGGCCGCATTGAGCGAATCGCCATTGATGGCGGAGACGATCAGCGGCTTCGTGGCGGCGAGGTTGGCCCCGATCGTGATCTCCCCGGCCACAGCGGCAGTGGCGCGGAAGGTGTAGGTTGTCGCGCCGATCGTCATCGTGTCACCGGCGGTCGGGTTGGTGTCGACCGTCAAGGTGCCGGTGGCAGCAACACCGGAAACCGGGGTGCCAGGCTCGGCCTGAAGGCGATACTTGCGCCCATTGGCGTCCAAGGCGCGGAGAAACCCGCCATCGTTGAGGAGGCGGAGGTTGCCGGGGCGTGGCTTGCGGTCGCCTCCTTTGTCGGGGATCAGCTCGTCGTTCATGGTGCCGCGTTTTTACCGCTGGGGGCGGCGGGCGTCAATGGGGTGTTTTCGTAACGCGACCCAAAATTGCGCAAAACCAACAAAAACAGCGACTTACGATTATTTCGCGCTCAATAACTTGTTACAACAGACATAATCCGGGGTCGTGTTCCACGTAAATTCCCTTATTCCTTCAGTGTTCCACGTTTTCCATAACTCGAAAACATATCAATTTGACGAGTTATGCCGGGTCGATTTCAACCGCCTCCGCATTTTCGACCTTTTCCAGAATCCCCTTGAGCGCCTGTCGCAGGGCAGGGGAGTTTCGCAACCGCTCCTCCATCCCGACCGCGGAGTCGGCGTCTAGGTTGACGTTCAGGGTCTCGATCTTCTGGACCGGCAGGCCGACAATCCGGTCATGGATGAACGCGACGGTCGCGAGCCGGGTCCGGTTGTCGGCGATCATCTGCCCGCCCTTGGTCAGGTGCGTGGCCTGGAGCAGCTCGGCGAGCACGTCGGCCAGCTTCCCGCCACCGAACCTCTCGGCGATGGATGCGGCCACGTCAGCGGAGATCGAGCGCAACCGGTCGCCGGTGACTTTCGTGGCCTCCCGGTCGCGGCGAGGGATCTCGATGTTGGCGGCCTCGATCTCGGCAACGGCTTGCATGGCTGGGGTCGGTTTTGTCGCCCGCGCAGGCGAGCCGATGGACGTTTTCAGGGATAGCCCCACCGCCACCCACTGTCAACCTTCAAACGCTCGTTTAACTTTCAACGAGAAGGCCCCTCCAGCGACCTTTCCCGGTCAGGCCCTCACCAACACCCACCCAACCCCTCAAAAACGTCCTAGCGTGGCTCCTGCAAGCCAGCACGCCCAACCTGATTCGGCGATGAGATTTCACCCTGGCGATTGGTGGTCGGCGAGCGTGGGCTTCGAGGGGTGTTGCTGGGTGCCCCCCCATCTCCAACCTTCTCCACGCTTCCTCCACGCGCACAGCATACCTCTCCCCTAAAGGGGAAGAGGTGTGTGCGCATGTGCGCGCGTAGAGGAAAGTTTGGAACGTCCGAAATTTTCCAAAATGTGCTACAACCTATACGGGGTATAGGGTTGCTGGAAAATAACGGGCTCATTAAATGAGCCTGTTTAATAAGCCCGTTTAATGGGCTCATTTTTTAAAAGCTGGAAGTAATTGACGTTCAATAGGTTGTGACGATTTCCCGAAAATAACGGGCTCATTATTTTTGCCATCGGAGCTAAAACGTCAAAAGTAGTGTTCAAATGCTACGTGATCCAGGGCTTAACTCGTTGAAAATCAATAGTGATACTTTGAACAGTTGGAGTGCTCATGTTTATTCCAAGAGGGAAACTCTAACAGACCTAACAGAAAACCGCTAGAAACCATATGGAATAAGGACTGGCGAGGAAAATACGATACCCATGCAAAAAAGTGTTGAAGAACCCAACGCTGGGTTTATTGTGTGGACGTTGCTGAGAGCGACGCCAGCCAGAAAACCAACCATGAAAGCCTTCCAATCCGCCGTCAAAAACGCGATCGAAACCTACGCCTCGTTGCTTGGAATCACCATCGCCGAGGCCGCCGAACGATACCGGAATTTTGAATCCGCCCGCGAAGTGATCAGCCTGCTGGTGCTTTCTCAGGCTGACCCGGACAAGCTTCGGGAGATGGCTCCGACCCTTGCCTAAACCTTCAACCAATCCAAAACGACCATGAAAATCCTCCCCATTCGATTCTGCACCGGCGGTTGCTCCAAGGGCGATCACCACGCCCATCCCTACACCGTCGATCCAGTCGATGGCCCGCTCGGTCGCGAATACCTCTGCCCGGGCAACCTGGGTGAGGCTCGCGAAATCCTCGACGACGAGGGCAAGGGAACTCTCGACGGGTTTATCGCCTGAACCCACCACCCCCCACCAAAATGCACGCCACCATCACCAAGAAATTCTTCGCAGCGACCGACGCCAAGACCAAGGCCGCGGTGCTCGAGAACATCGCCAGCCACTACGGCATCACGCCGGCGGAGGCTGAGGAGGAAGTGACAGACGACGAGGCGGAAAGCCTGCTCGATTACGTCACCGGGCCGACGAGAGCTGCTACACATGTGCTCATGAAGCGGCATGGGCTGGCTTGAGGATCTGACAACTACATCAATGAAAACCACCATCACCAAAACCAGTCCCAACCTCTGGGAGTGGACCATCAACGACGGCACCGAGATCGTGGCCGGCGGATTTGCCCGGACGAAACGGGACGCTCAAGGGGATGCGGCTGCTGTCGCCAAGGTCAGGGGAGCGCCACCACAATCCCCGGCCGCCGCAATGGGCTCAATCCGCTCCGAGCGCAAGGCCGAGGCTGCCCGAGCGAACGGGAAAAAGGGCGGACGTCCTCGAAAACAATAAACCCATGCTTTTTTAATTGTCAGCGCCAGAGCGTCGACGTAACACGAGAACCGAAATGAATGCTGCACCTGAAATCGACGTAACGCGAGACCACTGGACCAACCGCCGAGGCGACTACTGGAGGGCCGACCGGAAGACTCTGACGGTGGAGTTCTGGAATAGCCCGGTGAGGGGGTGGCAGGCGTCCAAGGTTCCGATTGATGCGATCTCTTGGATGATGGAAATGGGGTATTTGGAGGAGGTGGCTTTGCCCGCCGACAAGCCGGAGCCGCGCAAGGCGAGGGAGTGGGATGTTCACTTGCGCACCGACGGCGAGGTTTACGATTGCTGCGAGCCGAATGGAGAAATCCTTGCGATGATGACCAAGGTCCGCGTCCGCGAAACCCTCCCCAACGAGCCGACGATGGAGGAAATCAGGGCGCTTGTGGTAGCTGCTAAAAACGCCTGTCAAGGCATGACCCGGAACCAATCACTGGATCTCCTTCAGGCCCTCACCCCCTTCCAATCATGAACCGCATCCAACACCTCGGAGGCGCGGTGGCCGCGTCAGACTGGACGGACGAGCACCACAACCGCCTGCCGCTACCCAAGGGCTGCCGCGAGGTCATGAAGTGCCAGGTTCCGGGATTGCCCGTGCGGATGCGCGAGGCTGCTGAGCGCGTGTTGAAGGCGCGCCCACGGGTCCGAAAACTGATCGTGATGTCGATGTAACGCGAACCATTCCATGAAACCAAAAAAATACTGCTTCACGATGAAGCCCGCACTCTTCCAACGACTCCAACAGCTCGCCGGAATCCACGGCGCGACCGCGAAGGCCGGACCAACCTTTGGCGAGCCATCGCCCAACGCATTGGTGAGCGCGATCGCTGCCGGCGAGATCCAAATCGTCACCCACTACAAAGCGCGCCCGATGGGCTCACGTGCGTGGGGATTCACCACACCGACCGCGGTATTGCGTGGCTTTGCTTCTGAGGCGAAAGCCCAGGGCGCGGCCGACGCTCAGCGGGTCGAGGATGAAGTTGAGGCGAAGACCGGTAAGGGGTCGGTGGCTGAGGCTTTGCGGGCGTGGTTTGAGAGGGAGGTGGCGCCATGAAATCACGGCCAATCCTTTTCTCGGGCGCGATGGTCCGGGCGATCCTCGATGGGTCGAAGACGCAGACTCGGCGGGTGGTGAAGCTCACGGACTCGGGGCGAGTAAAAGCTGCTGGCAGCGCCCGCAACTGGCATTTGGACGATCCGAATGCTGTTCTTGCATGCCCCTACGGCCAACCCGGCGACCGACTCTACGTGCGCGAAACTTGGGGCATCTTCGACGCTGGCTCGAAGTGGGTCGAGAACGGGCAGCCGCTTGATTCAGACACTGAGTTTGGAGTCGTTTACAAGGCCGATGACCATGGAGGCAAGCAAGGCGAGTGCTATTGGAAGACCGCGCCAGCCGGGAGTCGTTGTTGGGCAACGGACGAAAAGTTTCATCCGTCCATCCACATGCCCCGCTGGGCCTCCCGCATCACCCTCGAAATCGTCTCTGTCCGCGTCGAGCGGTTGCAGGAGATCAGCGAGGAGGATGCGAAGGCGGAGGGGGTGGAACCAATAGGAGGAGGACTGTTTCAGGTTTATCAACGCGATCCTAAATTTCCCAACCAAGTGGCTTGCCTGGCAGCAACGATCAGCTACCGCCAACTTTGGAATTCCATCAACGGCCCCGGAAGCTGGGACACCAATCCCTTCGTCTGGGTCGTGGAGTTCAGGAGGGTCCAGCCATGAGCGATCCCATAATTCACCGCACCCGAGACGGCAAGTTGGCATTGGCAGAATGCGACCCCGTCTTCGTTTGCGCCCGAGAGTCCTTGGAAGACCTCATTTGCCGTCATAACAAGATGGCGGATGAGCGTGACGAGGCGAGATCCAAGCTCGCATCCGTCGAGAGGAGGGAAAACGATCAAATCACGCTTAGGAGCGTCAACCTCCAGCAGCTCGCCGAGGCAAGGGAAGCGTTCGGCGCACAGGTCGAGGCATGGCACGAAGCCGCACAGCAGCGGGACAGGCTCGCGGAGGCGTTGCTGGAGCTCACATATGAACGAGGCGGACGCTACCGAGTTGGCGTCTACGGCGACACGGATGTTACTGACATTGTTGCTCCAGCCCTAGCCTACCTGAACCAGCCGCGAGAAGGGAGCAAGTCATGACCCGCATGGAATGCCTCACCCAAGGCCTGACTCTGCTCGCTCGTCACTCGCTGACGCTCGACGACGGTATGATCCTCCTCAACGCACTCCAATTCGATGGAGTGACCCGCAAGCAGGTCGAGCGGATTGTCGGGCGCGAGCTTCCCACGCGAGCGATGGTCAACCTCGTCCAGCAGGGCCTCGTTTTCACCATGGGGAAGGAGAACCGCTTGCGCCGATGGGGAGCCACGGAAAAAGGGCGCGAGCTCATCAACGAGCTACTTGGAAAGGTGCCAGCATGACCAAGGCCGCCCACTACAGCGTTGCGCTGACCGACAAGCAGCACGCCGCCCTTCAGTCGCTGGCGGAAAAGCTCGGGTGCTTTGCCAAGGCCGGCACGAAATCCGGCGAGCCAAGTTACCGAAGGCTGATCATCGAGATCGCCAACGGCACGGTGCTGGTCGCCCGCCCTGGTCAGATCAAGCCTCGCGAGCCGTACGCCGATGCTCCCGACTTCTGGCCGACTGGCGAGGAGGATGGCAAACGCGTGTATGATCCAGCACCAATGGCCCTGCTCTTGAAATTGAGTGATTGGAGGCCTTCGCGCATGCGTCGCATGATCGAGCGGAACAAGCTCAAGCTCGTCGCCGGTGAGTATCACCCTCGCGAGGAGTGGATCTGTCCGCAGGTTGTCGAAGAGGAAGAAGAGATGGAGGCCCCTTCGATCCTCCCTTTCCCTGACTGGTGGCTTCGTGGCGATGACGGTCGCCTGCTGCCGATGGATGAAGACACCGTTGCCGATTACCTGGAGCCCGAGGGCGTGAAAGACGTTCGCGCTTGGGCTTCGAGTTTGGGGCGCACGCCTTCGGGGCTGATTGTGCCGCATCCGATTTGGAACGATCAAGTCCACACACCGACGAAATGAACCGACTACCGCCTCCAGAAAACGGCAACCGATTCGTCGGTTGGGTGCGACGCCTTGTTCGGCGTTGGCTGCTCCGGCGTGACGAGAAACACGCATTCAAAGGGTGCCTTACTTGTCAGCACTGGCAGCAGCGCGATGACGAGCGGGACCGCCTGCATCTAACCTTCAACGTGGGCATCTGCACCCGCTGCAACATCGCTAGCACGTCCTACGACCGCTGTGACCACCACTCGCCGAACGTCTAAGATGAGCCACGCCGCTAAAATGCTTCGAACGCTCACTGATGGCCCCCGGCGTTGGCTCTGTCGCTTTGTTCGGCTCTTTTGGGCTCAAGTCCGCCTGCAATGGTATCTGCTCACGCAGGGCATGTGGCGCGGCGAGTGCGCTTTCTCTGGATACGCGAAAGGCAGTGACCGCCTGGCATACCTCGCGGCAACGAAGGGCTCAATTTTCGACGGAACGATCAAGCCCGTGCGCGTCTTTTGGGACGAAATCAGTAAGCCGAACGACCGTGCGGAGGTGCCGCGATAGCGGTCAACTCCCGCCTCTTGTTCTCACTAGAAGCACCAGTCACTACCATGGGAAAGATCATCAAACACCCCGCATTCCGCAAGCGACCTGGTGGCGCTCGCCGCATGGATGAAGACGAAAAGGCCGCGATGGATTGCCAGCTTGGCCGCCCCTGTTCCTACCCGAATTGCACAGCAAAGGCCGATCGAGTGATTGGCCGACGATCAACCCTTCTCTGTGAAGAGCACTACCAGAAACTTAGAAACGCAAAGCCATGAATCGACCAATCGACCCAGACCTTGACGACATGCCAAAAGTCCACCGGATGGACATAGAGACATTGAGGATAAACCTCTACAACGCAGCCCGCGAATTGGCCGAGGAGCGGACGGAGAATCGAAGACTAAAGGCCCGTCTCGAAAAGCTATTACCTAGTTCTCAGCGGAATACCTTCCACTGCGAATTCGGCATCCGAGGAATTCAAAAAGGCAAGAAAGGGAAGCCCGCCACGATGACCGTCGAGGTCCACAATGATTTGGCCGAAAAGCTGATGCAGGCAATCGCAGGGGATGGGCCTAAAATTTACGGGCCGGTCATGGAATGGCAGGAGGATCGCCCGGAGTGCGATTGCGGAGGCGAGCCTCACGGAATGCACTGCTCTTCTGGTCTTGGTGAGAACGTCGAGTCCATCCACCCCGAATGACACCCATGCACGCCAAACGCCTAGACATACACGCCGGAGCGAAAAATGCACAACAACCTAGCCCCTCGGGGTTGGATGAGACGGCTTGTTGTCTGTCTTTTGATGAGCGATGCGCCGAACACGACAGACTTACCGCCGAAAATGCGCCGCCGCTCAACCCACAAGGAAAACCCGACTGGAAGCACCCAGACTTTGACCGCTGCTCAAACGACTGGTGGAGACTCGGTCTGTGTGACCACTGCCGCGCAGATGGTGGGTGTGATGCTCACGCTCGCAAAAACTACCCGACGCTATTTCCAGACAACGCCAATGCGCAGCCACCGGCGACGGGGGCGAGCGCCGATACTCTCACCAACCATCCTAACACCTGAAAACTCGGAA